TGTAAACCTTGTGTAATAGAAGTTTGTAAAATAAAACATAAGAAAATACAACATAAAATAAATGCTAAAAGAAAAGAAAGAAGAGCTAGAGATCCTGAATATAGAAGAAGATTAGCAGAACTTAAGAAAAAATCTTATTGGAATCAAAGAGAAGCTGCTTTCTTAAGACAAGCTAAACAAGCTTTAAAAAGAAGAGGTATTTCTTGTGACTTAAATAAAGAAGATATTATAATACCTGAAATTTGTCCAATATTTAAAATACCTTTTGATAAAGATAGGTATAGTCCATCATTAGATAGGATAGATAATACTAAAGGTTATAGTAAAAATAATGTTTGGATAATTAGTAAGGCTGCTAATAGAATAAAAAATGATGCTTCTATAGAAGAACTATTAATTTTTTGTAAAAATATGTATGAAGAAATAAATAAATATGTTAAGAACAAAGAGACAAGTAATTGATATTGAGACACTTAAAGGTCTTTTTACTATAACTTTTCTAGATTATGATTCAGACAATTATGAACAATATATAATATCAAAAGATATAAACCAATTAGATCTTATTAAAGAAAAGTTTAGTAAACTTAAATACTTTATAGGTTTTAATTCAATTCATTTTGATAGTATTATTTGTAATTGGTTAATAAATCAAAAGGAAGTTACTTCTCAACAAATATATAAGATTGCTCAAATAGTAATAAATCAAGAAAATGATTATGATAGTTTTAAACCTTATAGTAAATATAAATGGAAAACTGATTGGATTAATTTAGATTGTTTTACTTTTTGGAGTAAAATGCTTAGAATTAGTAAGAAATTAAGTCTAAAGTATTTTGCAGTTAACCTTGATTTAGAGATAGTTGAGATGCCTATACCTCATACTCAAGAAGAATTTACTAAAGAAGAGATTAATAGTACTTTACTATATAATTATAATGATTGTATAGTTACTAAAAAGCTTGCTAATAAATTATCTGCTGATATTAATCTTAGAATATTTGCTCAAAAATTATATGGATTTGATTGTATTAGTTGGGATGGTGTGAAAATAGGTTTAAATATCTTAATAAAAACTTATTGTGATAAGAATAATCTTGATATAGAAGAGGTAAGAAGATTAAGAACAAGGTGGGAATCCATTGATTTAAAAGATATTATATTACCTGAAGTTAGTTTTACTAAAACAGATGATTTATCTTTTAGATGGATTACAATTGGTGATAATAATGTTAAATTATTTAAAAGTTTTTATGCTTTACACCAAGATTTATTAAAACAAACTGTAACAACTACTACAGAAATAAATTACAGAGTTGATTATAAAGGAACAATTTATGATATTAAATCTGGTGGTCTTCATAGTTATCATGAAAATCCAGAACATATTAAACCTAATAATGATCAATTATATATAGATATGGATTGTAGTTCTTACTACCCAACTTTAGGAGGTATGTGGGGGTTTATACCATCTCATTTAAAAGAAGGTCATTTTGATGAAATTTTAATGGATATTAGAGATGAAAGAGTATCTATAAAAACTTCAGATCCTAATAAAGCAGCACTATTAAAATTAGCTATGAATGGTGGTTTTTATGGTAATACTAATAATGAGTATACACCAATGCAAGATTTATCTTGTATGTTAAAGATTACTTTAAATGGTCAATTATTTTTATTAATGTATTGTGAAATGTGTGAAGAAATAGGTATACATGTAGATATGGCTAACACCGATGGAATTAGTTATATACTTGATAACCAATTACTTGATAAGTTTTATGATATTAGTAAAAAATGGGAATCCATAACTAAAATGCAACTTGAAGAGGTTAGATATAAACAAGTATGGAGAACTAGTATTAATGATTATTTAGCAGAAACTGTAAAGGGTAAAATAAAGGCTAAGGGACAGTTTATTTATGAAAAGGTATTAGATGGTTCAAATGAATTTTTAATAGTTGCTATAGCCTTTAAAAACTATTATTTAGAAGATATACCTATCGAAGATACTATTTATAAACATGATAATATATTTGATTTTTGTGCTGCTAAAAAGATTGATAAATCTTATCAAGTGTTTCACAATAATAATCAAGTTCAACAATTAAATAGATTTTATTGTTCTAAAAAAGGAGCTTATTTATATAAATCTAAACCTATAGAAAAATCTAAGAAAAGTAAAGTTATTATGGAACATGTATTTAGTGAATCAGCTGTTCAAATACTAAACCACATACCTAAAGAGTTTCCTACAGATATAAATTACAGGTTTTATATTAATAAAACAAGAACCTTAATAGAATCTTTTAACACAAATCAATTAAAACTATTTTAAACAACAAAGTAAGATAAAATGAATACAAAAGTAATAAAATGCCCCAATTGTGATGGTAAAGGACATATATTTGATAGTACTACTTTATTAGTACCTGTGTTTTTAGTTTTTGGATTATTTGAAACATCTGATAAAGATGGTATTACTAGAAAAGAATGTCCAGATTGTAAAGGTGAAGGTTATAAATTAATTAAATAATATGAATAAAACTTATGTAGTAGGTGATATTCATGCTTGCCATAATCAATTAAAACAAGCTTTAGAATTAGCTAACTTTGATTATAATAATGATACTTTAATATCATTAGGTGATGTAGTAGATAGAGGATCAGATTCTTACTTAGTAATTGAAGAATTATTAAAAATTAAGAATTTAATAGCTGTAAAAGGAAATCATGATGTTGTTTGGTTTAATTACTTAAAAACAGGTGAACATGAATGGGGATTTGGTCAAGGTGGAAGTAATACTTTACAATCTTATGTAAATTATGATTGTGATCCTAATATACATTTTGATTTCTTTAATAATCAAATAGATTATTATGTAGATAATAAAAATAGATTATTTATTCATGCTGGTTATGATATAGATTGGCCTATTAAAACTACTCATAAATCTGAATATTATTGGGATAGAGATATGATTAAAAAGTTTGTATTTGCTAAAAAACCTTTAGTTAATGCAGATAATTTTACTGAAATATTTATAGGACACACACCAGTTCAATATTATTATGAAGTAATGAATACTGAACCTAAACCAGAAAATTATCAATATTTATGGAATCTAGATTGTGGTGCAGCTAAGTTTGTTAAAGGTAAAGTTTGTATTATGAATGTAGATACTAAAGAATATTGGTTAGCTTAATGTTTAATTTTAAAAAGTGTTTTAAATGTAATCATAAATATCCTTTATTCCTCTTTCCTATAAACTTTAGAAAGTATCAATTAAGTACAGCTAAAGGTAAAGGATTAGTTTGTAAAGTATGTTTATATAGAGAAGTATTAAATGAAGGTTCTTATATTAAAGTAACCTTAAATAATAATGTAGATAAAGAAGGTAAGAAATTACCTGATATAATTGAAGTTATTAAAGTAGATAAAACAATAATTAATGGTTTAAAAAGAGTATTACAATGATGAAAAAATTAATGATAGTAGCAGTAGTAATAGGATTAGTTTCTTGTACAGATAATACAAATGCTAGAAGATGGGGAGGAACTGAAGAAATTAAACTTAGACCTAATGAAAAGTTTATGAATATAACTTGGAAAGAAAATGATCTTTGGATAATTACTCAAGATACTATAACAAAAGTTTGTTATGCTAGAGAAAAATCATCTTTTGGTTTATTAGAAGGAGAGTTAATAATTAAGTAATTATGAAATCAAAAATAGTTAAGTTTTTAGTAGAAAAAGATAAGTTAACTGAAGAATTAAAAGAATGGGTTAAAGATAAATCTATTTCTTTAGATGAAAGATGGGAAGTATTTATAGAATCAGACTTAGGTATACATAAATCTTTTATAGAAAGATTTAAAACTTTAGATAATGATTTAATAGGTACAGATTGTGCAATAAGTGTTTATAAATACGAAACAATATTTGTTGAAAGTATTTATGAAGCTATACAAGAAGCACAAGAGGAATTAGAAGAAAATCCTGATAGTGTATATGTTAGTAAAAAACTTGCAAATACTGATTTAAATTCTTTTAGAGAAGAATGTTTGGAGAAATTTATCAAATCATTTGAATTTAATTGGTAATTAAACAAAATAAACTTATGAAAACAATCATTATAAGCTTACTATTGAGTTATATTCCTATAATCAATAGTAAGCCAATAGAAGTTAAATTAAAGCCTCTAGAGCCTATTAAAAGGCTTAAAAAGAAGGTTAAGTCAATAGATACTCTTTGCTTTAAGAAATGGTCTTATTATCAACCAAAAGCAAATCAAACTGATAACAGTCCTTTATACTGTGGTTCAGGTAAATATATAGATACACTTAAACTTAAGAAAGGATTAATTAGATGGTGTGGATTATCACCTGATTTACTTAAACAGTTTGGAGGTAAATATAGATATGGTGATACAATCTTTATTAAAGAACCTATTAAATATAGAGGTAAATGGGTAGTTAATGATTGTATGAATAAAAGGTATACAAATAAGATAGATTTTTTAGTTTATTAATATGGAAGAAGGATTATTAAATGAAGTTTGTGGAATATTAGAAGGTTCTACGATGTATGCAAATACTGGATGCTGGGTGATTATTTATAAAGGCAAAATGGTAAGGGTTAGGGGAGGAAAATCTAGTTGGAAAGAATTAAAACATGCTAAATCAGCATTAACTAATTATTTGAGACAGTATATAAACTATCCTAGATCTAAACAAACAGATTTACAGTATCTTATAGATAATAGTATAATTGAGTTTAAAAACTTAGTTTAATATGACTCACTTTATAGAAGCTCAAACAAAATATCTTAGTAGTAAGGGGTATACAGTAATTTTAGGTGTTACTTCTTATGAGGATGATTCAGATGGTTATAGTAGGGTAAGATTTCCTAAAGTTATGAATATAGCTTATAGAGATATTTTACCAACATCTTTTGATCATAATTATCTTTTAGATTTTGAGTTAGATAATGTATTTCAAGAAGAATTTATAAAAGAAATGTTAGATGAGTCCAAGTGAAAAAGCTGCTGAATTATATGATAAATTTCTATATACAAAACCAAATAATTTATCAGAATTTGAAGCTAGACAGGTTACATTGGTTTGTACAAATGAGATTATTAAACAATGGGAAATGGCTGATCATATTTTAGCTGGAAGTAGTATAAACCATAATCTTAAATATTGGTATGAAGTTAAACAAGAAGTATTAAAATTATGACAGTCATTGAATTAATAGAAAAACTACAAGATATTGTATATAATAGACCTGAAACAAAAGATTGGGAATGTTATATATATTCTAGAAAAGTTGAAAATCCTGAAGATATTGATGGAGTAGATTCTAGTATTTATGGTAGAGTAGATATTGATGGTAAGTTATGATAAATAAACTAAAACTTTGGTATACTACTAATAAACAAACAATTAACTTAATATTAGCCGATTGTGTAAGAGTAGCTTTATTAATATTCTTTGGTTATTGTATTTGGTTATATATAAAACAATAAATTATGTTAAAATTATTTAAATCAATATTTAGTAAGAAAGAGGTAATTGAATTACCTAAAGTAAAAACAGTTAATATTAGTTCTAAGTATCTTAAAAATAAATTACCTGATATTAGTGAGTCTTAATTTTAGAGAAAGAAGACTTAAGTTAGGACTTTCTATGAGGGAAGTCCAAAGAAGTTGTAAAGGAATATCAAATGTAACTGTATCAGCAATTGAAAAAGGTACTTATGATAGTGCAATATATACTAGTATTTCTATACTTCATAATTTCTATTTAGAAGAAGAAAGTAAGATAAAATGAAAGAAGTAGCAGCAATAGGAGTTATGTATTTAACAGGAGTATTTATATCAGGTACTTTTGATATTTTAGAGTGGTGGACTATAGGTAAAGTATTATTTGTAATACTTTGTTTTCTTTGTTTAGGAAATGATTGAAGATAAATTAGAATCACAAAAACAGGATGCTATTAGTATTATAGTAGCATCCACTGTTTTATTAAATGATTGGTTACCAGTATTAAAGGAGTTATATAGAAAGACAGTTAATCCTTTAACAGCTAGTGGTAAACCTAAGACAACTCCTTTTGAGAATAAGTTAAATACCTTTAATGATTCTTGTAATAACTTTCTTAAGTATTTACAATGGGATTATGGTAATAGTGGTAGTACCAAAGAGTATGAAGCTGTAGCTCAATTAGGAGAACTAATAATTCAAATACAGAAACTTCCTGATCATAGGAGGTTAGAAATTGATAAACTTGTAGAACAATATAGTAATGAAAATAATAATGATAGATAATTTAACTCCTTGTATAATAATAGTATACTTCATATTATCAATTTACTTAGTTTATATAGGTTGGGAAGATATTATGGAAAGTATTGAAGATGTTCCTAAACAATATAAATCTTTTTATAGAGATTCTATTGTTTTAGTTATGCTTATAATAAGTCCTGTAATATGTTTTACAGATTGGATTTCAGATTTAAAGATTTGTATAGTATTATTTAAGTTAAGAAAATATGATCTTAAGTTTCCTAAAGATTACTATATACAAGTAATAAATGTATCAAATTGTTATTTTACTTTAATTATATTAATAATAGCTAAATTTTGTGAATCAATATGAATAAATATCAATATATAGAATTATTAAAGCTTAGAGATATAACTCAACTTAATAAAGGAGAGTCTGTTAATGATGCTGTAAAAAGATCTGGTGGAGAACCTACATTTGAAGAATTAGCTAAAACTAATCAAAGTGTAATGGAAATATTTATAGATAAATACCATCAAGCTGAAGAAAGATGGTCTGAATTAAATTCTTTATATAACTCTTTACTAGAAGATTATAAAGAGTTAGAAAGTAAATATGATGCTGATTTATACAATAGACAAATGAGTGGTGATGAATAGTAATAATAAAGATCAATTATCAGAAGTATTATCTGAAATTAAAGAGACTATTAATACTAAAAGACCTAATCAAAGAGTATTAGGTATACTTAAAGAGAATTATCTTAATATTAATCCAGAAGATAAGAAATTATCTTTTGATGAATTAGCTATTAAGATTAATGAGGCTTTTGGTGTTAATACTAATGGTAGGGATTTATGGTTATTATCAGAACCTACTATAGAAGATGATATATTAGATTTAGAGTTAATGTATAATAATTTAGGATTATGAATAATAATAATTTTATTGAAGTTTTTAAAACATTAGTAAAAAGTAATATTTATCCTACTTTACAGTTTGATGTAGCTAAAGATTTATTTTATATTGATTTAAATACTCTAGCTAAAAGTCATTTATATTTATTTGAAAATGGTGACATTGAAGGGAGATATAATTACAAAAGCTCTATTAATTTAGATATAGAAATTAAATGTATTATAACAGAGTTGTGTATAGAATTTTCTAACAGTATACATTATAGAGCTTATGCTAATAATAATTGGGTAAAATTATGTAATGAAAATGATATTGTAGTTAAATTAGGAGACTTATGATATATAGAAAAGAAACTAGTTTTGATGTATTAATAAGTATAGATTTTCCAGATCAAATATTTAGAGTAAAGGGTACTTATTATTATGCTCCTTGTGAAGAATATGGTGATTATCCTAATATATTTACTCAAAATGATTCTAGATTAATTATTACTTATTTTAGAAAAGTTATTGAAGGTATTGAATATGATAATTTTATGGATTGCTTAAATGATCCTAAATTTCTAGAAGATTTAGAAGAGTTAGTTTGGGAAGAATTATTAAATCAAGACCTAGATGAATAAATATAATATAAGAGATGAAGTTTGGTTTTATCATAACCATCATAATGATACTCCTAAACAAGGTATTATACATTTAATTGAAGGATCTAGGGATGAAATAAGTTATAATATTAATACTAAATATGGTAAAACTTACTATAATATATTTGAAGAATGTATTTTTAAAACCAAGCAAGAATTATTAGATAGTTTATGAACAGTAAAGTAGTAAAAATAACAGAAAAAGTACCTAAAGATGTGAAATTATCTGATGGTATTTATCAAGGTAATTGGTGTGGTAGTATATGTACTATAAGCTATTTAGGTAAAGATTTTGAAGTTCATGTTGAAGAAGGTATTAGAGGTTCTTCTAAAGCTATAGTAATTATTAGAAATAATAGTATTTCAAAGGTTGAAACAATTGATAATTAATTATGAGTAGTAGTACAAGTAAAATAACCAAAGCACAATTTATAGACAAGTATTGTGATGATATAAAGAAGATTGTAGGTACTTTAGATGTAGATTTTATAAGTTGTGTTTATAATTCTGATAGTAAAACAGTTGATTTATATGATTGTAATTTAATAGATAAACCTTTATTTATTCAGTTAGTAGATTATGAAGATAGAATTGAAATACTTAATAATACTTTATACTATGTGATATTAAATAAAGAATCTGTTAGGGGTAAGAGAATTAAATTAACAAGTACTTATAGAATACCTGTAGAAGAATTACATAGTTGTATTTATGATCATGATTATTATGTTAATCCAGTTAATTCTATATTTTCTTTATGTAAGGCTACTAAGTTAGCTAAAGATGTTTTAGATAAATCAGATATTAAAGGATTAAGTAAATATGGTAGATTATTAGATGATAATTTAGATGATAACTTTTTAACTCATTTAAAAGAAGAACTTGGTGATGCTTTGAAGTATATAGTACATTGTGAAGAATCATTTAAAGCATTGTGTGACAAATACCCTAACAGTTATGAGTTAGGAGAAGAATTTAGAAGAATTTATGGTAGAAGAGTATAAACAAATAAAAGATAAATGTGTTGAGTTAGATGTTGATTTTAATCAATTTTTTACATTAAAATCACTTCATGATAATGCTGAAGATGATTACTATTTAATTAAGAATAACTTAGTTAAAAATGATCATATTCATAAGTTAAACCTTGAATATTTGTGTAAAAAGCAGTATATTTGTATTGTAAAAGATAAAGTACAATTAACTTTTATAGACATAATTAAGCAACAAATATTACTTGAATTTAATGATCTTATTATAAATAAAGATAAGTTAATAGGAGTATTTGATAAAGTAGAAGATGTTAGATCTTTTTGTTCTAGAATGTATGATAAGTTTCCCTCTTTAATAATACCTACAAGTAAAAAACAATTAAAATCTGGTGAAACTGAGTTTAATAAAAAGCTTGAAAGGTTTATAAAAGAACATAGTTTAGTATCATTAGATACTATTGAAAAAGCTTTTGATCTTTATATAGCTAGAGGTAGACAATCTAATTGGCAATACTTCCAAACTGCTGGATTCTTTATATATAAGTTAATAGAAAAAGGTTCAGAAAGTAGTGCTTTAGAGTCTTATTGTGAAGAAGTTAAGACTATGAAGGTTGATGAGATGATAAATATTATTAGTGGTCAGATAAATCTTTTTGATGAACGTTAAGAATGAAAATCTTTTTAAACAAATTGATAGAGGTAGAGAGGGTCTAAATAAAGGTTTACCTACAGGATTATCTAAATTAGATGAGGATATTTGTGGCATTCAAAGATCTAGATATGATTTAGTATTTGCTAAAGAAAAAGCAGGTAAATCAGCTTTTGTAAATAGTTGTTATATTTTAAATCCTTATGATTATTTATATAAACTAGGTAAAACTAAAGATCTTAAAATATTCTATTTTAGTCTTGAAATGTCTGAAGTAGCTGTGTTATCTAAATGGTATGCAGATAAAATATTAATTGATTCTAATATAGTACTTAGTAAAGGAGATAACTATTTTAATGATGATTTATTAAAACTTGCTGAAAAACATATACCTTATTTTGATAAAATGTTAGATGATTCAGTAGAATTAATATGTGGTCAAATAAATCCTACTGGAATATATAAACATGTTAAAAATTGGTTACATGCTAATGGATCATGGATTAATGGTTATTATGTACCTAATAATCCTGAAATAACAGTTATAATAATAGCTGATACAGCAGGTAACTTAAAACTTGAAAGAGTTGAAGGTATTGCTTCTATGAAAACTACTATAGATAAATTATCTGAATATTTTAGAGAATTTAGAGATAAATACTACTGTACTCCTGTTATGATAATGCATACTAATAGAGCTACAGATAATTATAATAGAGATTCAGATAATGATTTATTACCTAAAACTTCAGATATAAAAGAAACAGGTCAAGTTGTACAGGATAACCAAAAATGTCTTATATTTGTACAGATATAAGACTATGAAACAGAAAATTAACAAAGAACAATTTTTAGAACTTTACAAACAAAATCTTTCAGATAGAACAATTGCTAAGATTTTAAATGTAGGAAAAACTTCAGTATGTAATTATAGAAATACTTTAGGTCTTCCTATATATAATAGATACAAAGAAATAACATTATCTTCTTTTAGCAAAGAAGTTTTAATAGGGACATTATTAGGAGATGGTTATTTAAGTATTAATAAATCTAAAACTTCAGCAAGGGGACATATAGCTCATTCTACAAAACAAAGAGAATATTTTATGTATAAGTATAATATTTTAAAGGATATTATATCAGATACTTCAGAAAATAGTCTTTATCATAAAAAAACTTCAAAAACTTATTATGAGCTTAGAATGAGTTTTATATCAAGTCCTATTTTATTAGAAATATATAATAAACTATATACTCCTAAAAAAGTAATAACTAAAGAATATTTAGAACTTTTTAGTAGAATATCATTAGCTTTTATGTATATGGATGATGGTTATAAAACAAAATCTTCATATATGTTAAGTACAAATGGTTTTAATACAAATAGTTTAATTGTGTTTAAAGATTATCTTAAAGATAAATTTGATTTAGAATTTAGTATTTTAAAAAGAAATATTATATATCTAAAGAAAAAAGATGTTTTTAAGTTTGAAAGTTTAATTAAAGAATTCTTTATTAAAGAAATGTTTTATAAGTTACATCGTCCTGAATAAATCAATTTAAAATTGGAAACTCCTGAAGAGGACAATCAATTACCAACTACAAGAAATTCTTAATGTACTGTAGAGGTTTAACGACTAGTGGATATATAGAATAGTAGATTCCACCACGAAATATTGACTATTAGTGATTATTAATAGATGAGATAGTCTGAACTACACATATAACTTAAAAAAGAAAGTGTAGAGTTAAAGGATAAAGAGCCTTTAAGTTAACAAATTGGCAAATTTATGTATGACTGTATTTGACCCATCCCCTTATTATCAAAGAAAATCTGTAGAAGACTTACAACAAATAGTTGGTAAATACAGACTTGATATTTTTAAAAAGAAGTTTAGAGGAATATTTATTTTAACTAATAGAGATGGTGAGTGTTTTAATAAGATAGGTACTTTATTTATAGGTGAAATTGGTAGATTTTATGAATTACCTAGACCTGATGAAGAAAGTTTGTTAACTCAATGGTATGAGAGAATTAAGACTTTAGTTAAGTTAATTACTAAAAAGAAAGAATAATGAGCAATAACAGAACACTAAAATTAACAGGATTATCAGAAGAAGAAATTCAATCCTTAATAGAACATATCTATGAGAGAGTAGATAATGAGTCTCAAGACTATTATAATTTCAAGTGTCAAGAAATAGGTGAAATATTATTAGGTAAAGAAGTGATAGTTCACTTTGACACAAAAAATAATAAAGATCACATAATCAGATTTTAAACAATAAATAATATAATGGAAATTAAAAAAGGAGATAAGTTATCTAGAACTTCTTATATGGAAGTAATTAGTACTAATGGAAGAGAAACAGAAGTAACTAATGGAGTTAAGAAATGGAGTATTAGTAATGATATTCTTATAAGTGAATCTAAATCAGCTACTTGGTTTAATGAAACTAAAGTATTAAGTGCTACAAGTGTTTGTGAAGTACTAGAACAAACTAATGGTGCTGTGTTTAGTGTTACTTTTACTAAACAAGTTGATGAGGAAAAATTAGCTGAATATTTAGAGGGAGAGGATAAGAAAATAAGTAAAAGTGCTTCAATAACTGATTACAAATATCTAGCTAAATCCTTTTTACAAGGAGAAAAAAGAACTCTTATAGGTTATTTAATTGACACTAAACAAGAATTTGGTAGATATAAAGTAATTGATTTAGAGTTACAATTTAAAGATTCTAGTAAGTATAATATTAGACAAGTTGATAGTAAAACTATTAGTGAGTTGATATTTAATGGTGTAAAATATAAAGTAAAGGGTAAATAATAACTATGTCAGAACAATTTGTAATAAAGAAAGCTGTAAGAAAAGCTAAGAAGTTAAGAATAGGTTTATCGGCCTGTAGTGGGTATGGCAAGACAAAAAGTGCTTTATTTATAGCAACAGGCTTATGTAAAGGAGATTTATCTAAGGTGTGTGTAATTGACTCAGAAAAAGATTCTGCTTCTTTATATGCAGATATGGGTGATTTTTCAGTACTAAACCTAGAAGCACCTTATACTCCTGAAAGATATATAGAAGCTATTGAGTTTGTAGAAAGAAGTGGATTTGAAGTTTGTATTGTAGATTCTATTACCCAAGAATGGTCTGGTTCTGGTGGGTGTTTAGAAATTCATGCTAATTTAGGAGGTAAGTTTCAAGATTGGAAATCTGTTACTCCTAGACACAATGCTTTTGTAGATAAAATATTAACTTCTTCTTGTCATGTAATTACCACTGTTAGAAGAAAACAAGAATATGGTATGGTACAAGAAGGTGGTAGGAGTAAAGTAGAAAAACTAGGTACTGCTGAACAAACTAGAGATGGTTTTGAGTATGAACTAGATATTAACTTTGAGATTGTAAATGAAAGACACTTTGCAAAGTCTTCAAAAGATAGAACAGATTTATTTGATAATAAACCAGAGTTTTTAATTACAGTAGAAACTGGTACAAAAATACTAGAGTGGTCTAATACAGGTTCTACAGAAGCTCTAGATGATGCTATGAATCAAGTAAGAAAAGCTACAGAAGAATTAGAATTAAATAGAATTTATATAGCTTTTAAAGCTTCAGTAGGTAATCATCCAGATTTTATAGAAGCTTTGAAAGTTAAAAAAGAACAACTAAAAGTAGTAACAACAAAATAATTTAAAACAATAAAATAAATAAACAATGTCAAGTACAATTCAAAAACCAGAAGTTAAAAAGTCAGAATTTATTAAGTTAGCTAGTACTCATACAAAAGCTTTTGTGGCTGATTATTATGGACTATCTGAGAAAGATATTACTAAATTAGCAGGTCAATGTAAAGTAAGCTTTAAAAAGAGAAAAGAAGATAACTTTACACTTGTTGATGATTTAGATGAGGTTAATATTTCTAAAGAAGTTAGAGAGCCTTATAAATCTCATGATAGTGATGGTGTAGTAGATGCTTTATTAAATGGAGATATTCAACAAGCTGCTAATATTACTAATACTACAATAGAAGTAGATAAACCATTCTAATGACCACTACTAACTCAAACAATAATCAAGAAGACAGTCAAAAGCAATTTATAAGTATTATCAAGAAAGGTGTTAATAAGTTTATTAAAGATAATAATCTTCAAGGAGATTTCTATATTAAAAGATCTTATAAACATAGTGATAGTAATACTCCATTTTATGCTTATTTAGCTATAGGTATAGAGTTTGCTAATAATATTGACTTATATTATGAAAAGGAATACACTGAATATCTAGCACAAGATGATATCTTGATAGATGCTTTAGTTCATATAGCCTCTTCTTATATATTAAAAAGTAATTTTAAAGTAATTCAAAAAGTAAATTAAATAATAACAAATAAATAAAAATAATATGTATTCAAAAAAAGTAAATCAAGTAGAAGCAACAGAACAAAAGTCTTATTTAACAGCAGGTATTCATGATGGAGTTTTTGTTAAATCAGTAACTCTAACTACTTGGGCTAATGGAGATTGTATGGATATTACTCTTTCTAATGAAGCAGGAGAGACTATTGGTACTAGAATATTTCCATTTAATCCTACAGGTTGGAAGACTAAAAATGTAGATGGTGTAAGTATTGCTCTAACTCCTGAAGAAGAGGAAACAGCTTATCTACTTAATATTAAGCATATCTTTGCAGCAGCAGTTGGAGAAGAAAATTATGATAAAGCTATAGAAAAAGCTACTGACTTTAAAACCTTTGCTGCAATTCTAAGTAAGATGAGTAAAGATGTTTATCCAGCTTCTAAAAGCTTTAGAATTATGCTTATTTCTAAACTTAATAAGAAAGATAATAAGTATTATACAAGAGTACCAGACTGGTCTAATGGCTTTGTAGAAGCTTCTGATAGTAAACCACAATTGAAGTTTAATGCTGAGAAATATGGTAAGACTAATAGTAAAGAAGCTACTCCTAAAGTAGAAGATAAAGGTAAATCTAATACACCAGATTCAGAATTACCCTTTTGATGAGTAATTAATAATCAACAACTTAGCTACTATACTTAATTGTATAGTAGCTTTTTAATTTTACAACTTATGATTATAATAGGGTCTGCTGCAATTAAACAACATTATCCAGATTTTCCAAGAGTGCCAAAAGACTTAGATTATATAGGTGTTAGAGATTATGACTTTTGTACAGATTTAAGATTTGAGAAACTAGAAAATCCTATAATTGAAAAGTTATATGAAAATGATAAGTCAAGTTATTATATAAAGAAAGATGATTTGTTAACATTAAAAGCTTCACATCTTTGTTGGGATATCAACTGGGAGAAACATTTATTTGATACACAGTTCCTATTAAAAAAAGGTTGTAAAATTGATTATAAGCTCTTTACAGAGCTTTATAACTATTGGAACTCATATCACTCCAAAAATAAAAGAAGTGATCTTAAAATGTCTAAAAATGAGTTTTTTGATAATGCTATAAACTATAATGAAGCTCAACATGATGATCTACATAAACTATTAAATCCTATACCTATATACACAAGAGTTTTAAAAGATAGTTGTGAGGTAGAATTAGATGAGAATAAATTTCATAAATTATCTCATGATGATAAATTAGCTTTTGTATATGAAGAAGTAATGATTATGTCTTATGAGAGATTTAAAAATATAGACTATAGAATTGCTTATAAAAAAATGTTAAAGAAGTTTATAATATCTCATGCCCCTATATGGTCACTAATATTTATAATAGAAAACTATATAGAGCTACATATACCAAAATTTAATCACTTTAAAATATTAGAAAATGAAAGAAACAACAGTTAGTATTAAAACAATTAATGAATTACTTGAAGATATACATAAATCTTCTTATGTGAAGAAATACTTTATTAACAAACAAGATGGTCATAAAGGAGTATTAGATGGAAGTGATGGTAGTCAAGGAGAATACAATGAGTATTTTGAGTTCTATCAACACCCAAGTTTAAATGAAAATGTATTTTTAAGAGTTACTTTTAATACAGATTCTTATGGAGATAATGAGAGTATTTCAAGTATTCAATTTGTAGAGGGTAAAGCTAAAACAATAACTGTATATGAGCCAATCAACTAAAATGACTTATCAAGAAATATTAGAAGGTTTAAAAGAGTTATGTGGGGAAGTTGATAATTATGCTTGGGGAAACTTTGATGATGAAATCTTTGGTGGTTCTAAGATAGTAGATAGATATGGTGGAGAAGGTCAAGGAGAAACTTGGTATAATGTAAGATATTTTCCCCAACACAATGTTTATATAAAGGTTGATGGATTTTACACTTCTTATAGTGGTACTGACTTTGATGATGGGTGGGAATGTTGTTCAGAAGTAAAACCTCAAATTAAGACCATAACTGTTTATGAGTAGTAACAAATAATATATTATGCAATTAGGTATTTATAATAAAGTAGTTAAAGAACAACCTATTATAAACCTAAAATATGTATATGAGAATGTAGATCAAGTTGAAGCTTATAACTATTATCTAGGTTACTATCCTAATACAAGGGACTTTTATTCATCTCCTTTTACTAGTGATAGTAATCCTAGTTTTAGATTTAAAGTTGATAATGATTATAAGTTAGTATTTAAGTGTTTTAGTACAGGTAAAACTGGTGACTTTGTATCATTAGTAAGAGAATTATTTTTAGGTTTAACTTTTCAAGAAGTATTAAATAAGATAGTTTATGATGTCAACAAATTACAAGGAGTATCTAAAGGAATTTCCAAGAGTATATCCTTCAAATCTAGTATACAAGCTGCAAATCTTGATATTACAAGAAGGTCAGAAATACAAGTTGTTTTATTTGATAATGAGGAACCTCTTAGCTTCTTAAATTATTGGAAAAGATTTTATATAGACTATAAGTTGTTAAGGTTATATGATGTAAGAGCAGCTAAAATAGTATTTTATAAAAGAGATAGAGAAGATAATACTGAAGAACCTATACCTATTAAATACTATAAAGATACTGATATAATCATTAGATACTTAGTTAATAGTGAATATAAGATTTACAAACCATTAACTAAAAATAAGAAAGATAAATGGTTAAGTACATTTTCTAGTAATTGTATATTTGGCTTTAAACAGCTTGATTATTCTCTAGATATAGTAATCATTAGTAAGAGTAGTAAAGATATCTTGGTGTGGAGATTATTAGGTTATAATGCTATATCTCTACCTACTGAAGCTTCTAGATTATGGAAAGAGTTTGTAGATTATCTAAGAAGTAAGTTTAAATATATTATATGTATTCTTGATAATGATAAAGCTGGTGTTACTTCAATGGAAAACTATAAAGAACTTTGGGGTATAGATTATATAGTTTTACCAGAAGGAAAAGAGAGATGTAAAGACCTTGCTGAAATAATAGAAACTGAAAGTATAGTTTATACTCAAAGTTTAGTAAATGTATTAATAAAAGATAAGATTAATGATATTGAATACAATAGAAAATAATAGTAATGTAGATCAATATAAAATAGTAAATAGAGATACTATAAGTATTACTGTTTTAAGATCATTACAAAAAGAACTTACTTATAAACAAGTAGAAGAATTGTATAAAATAAGTAGTGAAACTCTATTAAAAATATGTGATAAGGTAGGTCTAAAGTTTAGAAAATCTAAAAAGAAAGTAGTTGTAGAGACTACTCAAGAAGTAGATCTTACTGTATCTGAAATTAATGTAGAGTTTGATGAAGTAACTTTGTAAATAATAATAAACAATAAATAATAACAAAATGAGTAAAAAAAATTTAGTAACAGAAACAAAAGTAGTTTTTAGATTTGTAAATAAATCTGATATTGATAGTTTAGTAGATTATCTTGATGATAATGAAATATCTTATGATGAAGATTTAGCTGATGGTACATCTCCTAGATTTGTATCTTTTGGTACATCTAAAAAGTTTACAGTAGGAACTAGTAAATTCTTTGATATTTATAAAAAGAAAGGTTTTACCAGCTTTTCTTATGTAGATTCTTTGAATCCTTCAGCTCAAACTTTAGATAATGTATTAAGTAGTGTATTTGTAGATAATACTCCTATTACAGTAACTTTAGATGAGGTTAATCTAGAAGATGATGAAGAGGATGATAATACTATTTATCCTGATGATGATACAATTATAGCTTTATATAATAAAGTTAAGAAACAAAAGAAATCACCTAAAAATTATGTTGTAGTTAGTATTGAAGGGTTAGAGGGGGAGTTTAAAGCCACCACTAATATTAGTTTAACTAACTTTGGTAATCTAAGTGATTTGTTTGAAAGTATTGACTAATTGTTAAAATAATGGGGGCTAACAACCCCCTTTTTTGTTTATGAAGATAGATTATGAAAATTGTAGAGTTTATTTTACTAAAGAGGAAGTTAGTATATTTAACTTAAAAAAATATGTAGGTATTTATGGTAAGTTTATTAATCCTTCAGAAAGACCTAATGTAATAATTGCTCAATTAGGTAAATGTACTGTTTACAGTGAAATAACAGAAAAGATACATATTAATGTTGAAGGAGATAATATAATTATAGACTCTATTTATTATATAGAATCTTTTCAATTCACAATAGCTTTAATAGGTAATGCTATAAATGAAATTAGTTTAGTTAAAGGTACAGGTGATAAAATTCCCACACTAAATATACCTCCTAGAGTTAAAAGTACTGAGGTTACTATAGATAAGAGTAATAAACAGATAACAACTCTTTTTAAAGCATATAATTATAGAAGAAAAACCTATGGAAATGCTTTTTGTTATGTATTTGAAAGTGGTGATATAAGTAAAAGTTACTATCCAATAAGTCATATTAAAACTATAACTTACCCCATAAGATTAGGTAATCAAATAGATTTTATACAAAGTAAAAAGTTAAAAGAAAATCCTTTATTTATAGCTTATTACACACATGGTAATAGCACAATAGATAGAGTTGGTAATATAAGACTTTTAAGTATTCATAAGTGGAGAGAATATTTTTGGGAACAAAATAAAAGTTTATTAACTGACCCCACAATAAATCCTACTAAAGTGTTTTCTAAAATGTTTGATTCTTATTCAGATATATGTGATAGTTTAAACAAGATTAAAGACTTAGAGGTTACCCCTATAACTGAAGTAAAAGGAGATAAGATAGTAGACTATTATTATGAAGATAATTACTTAGAAAGAATGGGTAGTTTAGGTAGTAGTTGTATGAGATATAAAGACTGTCAAAGTAGAATTAAATTCTATGCAGAACATAATAATTGTTCTTTAGCAATAATGTTAGTAGCTGATAAAATAGCTGGTAGAGCTATTATTTGGGATTGTATTGATGGTTCTAGAGTTATGGATAGAATTTATACTTGTTATGAGAGACATGAGAAATTATTTATAGATTATTGTAAATCTAATAATATTCAATTTATCTATGATTACAAGACAAGAATTAAATCTAATAGTACTGGTTATGGACCAAGTAATTTTGATGGTAATTTTACTAAAAAGTTTAAAATACAATTAGATCCTAAAATATTAGCTAAAACTGATATCAATCATTGTGGTATTTGGAGATCTACTAGTGGCTTAAGGTTTCCTTATTTTGATAATTTCTTTTATGTAGACATTCATAATAAATATTTAGCTAATTATGAATCTTATAAAGATGAAAATAATCTTAAGTACTCTCATAGTAGTAGTCAATATGAGTTAATAGATAATTTAAAAGAATATGGTAATCAATGGTATGATAAAAATAGTTTTATAACTACTAATAAAGGAGTTGAAATGCCACAACACAAAGCTTACAGAATAGATAATGTGTGGTATGATAATTCAGATCTTTGTACTCCTTGGAACTATAGTAGTAGATGTTTAAAAAGTGAATGTATTTATCAACAAAATTCTGGGACTTATATCAAAAAAGTAGATTTAGAATCTTATAATAAATATAGAATTGGTAGAGGCTATAAACCTATAGATGATCAAGGCAGAGAGATTTACAATCAACCAGCTATAGTAACTAATTATAAACCAATTACTAGTGATAAGATGTTTAGTGTAACTCAAGATGATGAAGAATCTAGACCTTTTTGAATTAAAAATAAATAAAAACATAATGACTATTAATAAAGAATTTTTAAAAGAAATACTTGCTTTACAAAGTGAATCAGGTAAAGAGAAAGAACAAATTAATCCTAATATTCATGCTATACTAAAGAGAATAAATAGTCTACATAAATTATCTTTAAAAGTAGAAGAAGATACTGTAGGTAATATTTATATAACTAAAGGTAAAGATTTTGATTTATATCCTTGTATAGTAGCTCATACAGATAATGTAGGTAAATATCATAACAATAAAACTATTGTTGAAGTAAATGATACTTTAATGGCATTTAATGAGACTGGGCAAGTAGATGCACATGGTGATGATAAAATTGGATTATTCTGTGCTTTACAAGCTTTAATTGATCTACCAAGATTAAAAGTAGGATTATTCATAGATGAAGAGAGGGGTTGTAATGGAAGTAGAGTAGCTTTACTAGACTTCTTTAAAAATACTTATTTTATACTTCAATCTGATAGAAAAGGTAACTCTGATTGGATTACTTACTCTAATGGTGTAGACATATGTAACCAAGCGTTTAAAGATTTTATAAATCCTATAATGACTCCATTTGGTTATAAATTTGAAAGAGGTATACTTACAGATATTGGTGAATTAGTTAAAAGAGATGTAGGAGTTTGTACAGCTAATGTTTCATCAGGTTATTATAATGCACATTCAAATTCTTCATATTGTAAAATCTCAGAAGTAGAAAATTGTTATAATTTAATGATTGATGTTTGTAAAAAAGGTCTTGAATTAAATAAACAATTTGTTTATAAATATGAAGCTCCTGTTTATACTCCAAAATCTTTTGGTAAATATTCTTTTAGGCTCAATAAACTTAAAGAATCTCTTTATAAAGAAGTTAAAAAAAGAAATAAGCATATAGCTCCTAAATCAAATTCTAGTTACTATATGGGGATGAAAGATGGGTTAGATATTATTGTTGAGTTATTAAATGATATTGATGATGAGTTGATGGGATTAACTAAAGGAGAGATGTTTATTGATAGTTTTGTTGATGGTGTTTATGAATATATAGAAGACCAAAATAAACCAGATACTACAACTAAAGCTGTTTGTAAAGGAGAATGTTCTTTTATGAAAGATGAAGATGCTATTGGGGGACCTGAAGAAGTTTGTATTAATTGTGGAGTAGTTAAAGATAAAAACAATAAATTACCAAAACAAGCTAATATATTTGATACTGATGATGTATGGGAGGATTACTATAAATGGCAAAAACAATAATATACACTAAAGAATTAGATTTTATACCTAAATTACAGCTCTCTAAATCAAGGAGAGCTGTATATTACCAACTACAAGATTATAATAAGATTCCTAAAAAGTATAAGACTAAACAGGTTAATCTTTCTATACCTAGTGAGCTAGGGCTGAGACATCCTTATGAGTGGAGACAAGGTAAAGTTTATGATAGTTTTACCCAACAATTCATAATTAAAAACTCTAGAACAGCAGGTAAAGCTAGATATTGGGTAATTAATGGTCAAAGTATTTATAATGGAGCTATAAGTCCTAAATCAAGAGCTGGATTAATGGTTAAACTTCATGAGTATTTTAAAGAGATTCTTAAAGATTGTCCTAAGTTTAATTTAAAAGAAGGTGAGAGATATAAAGTAAAGTATATATTTTATCTATTAGAAGATAAAGTATATCCTGATATTAGTAATTTATGGGTATATGGTAAAGTAATTAATGATGTACTTGTAAAAGATTTACAAGTAGTTACTGATGATAATACTAAATATCATAAAAATGATGAGTATGATAGTGAATTTAGAGTAAATGAAGGGTTTAAAATTGAGATATGGAAGATTTAAAATTTGATAAAGATTTGAAAAAAATAGAGAGGTGGGTGGTTAGTTATTGTGAAATTCCTGAAGAATTAACAGAAAATCATTGGTTAAGAGAGCATTCTTGTGATTGCTTTGTAGAATTTAAAGTAGTATCAAAAGAAGAACAAAGCAGCTTTGATGATGATTTTTCAATAGATAATTGGATTATAGACAAATATCCACAATTAGAAGGTCAAACAATATTTATTGAAATAGACTATTAATATGAAAGTAGTATTAATTGATGGAGATAGTCTTTTTTATGCTATTTGTTTTGGTAAGTTTAATCAGTTTACTAAAAATACTAAAGGAGGTTATGATATTAGAGAATATTATTCTCATTTAGACTTATGGATGGAAGATATCATTAAAAAAGCTAGAGCAACTCATTATTTAGCTTTTTGGACTAATGGCAAGGTATTTAGACACTATATAGATCCTAATTATAAATCAGGAAGACCAGAAGATAAACCTTTATTCTTTGATGATATTAGGAGGTATTTTATGTTTGAAGAGAAAGATCCTTCTAGAAGTAAATGGAAAGGTATTGCTGTAAAAGGTTTAGAAGCTGAAGATTTAGTAGCCATTTATTCTACTTATTATATTAATAATAATATAGATTATTGTATAGCTAGAATAGATCATGATTTAGACCAGTTAGCTGGTGAACATTATAACTTTAAAGATGATACTTTTAGTGTAATATCCTATGATAATAGTGAGTATAATTTATATAAACAAGTCTTGCAGGGCTGTACTACAGATTTTGTAAAGGGTTTAAAAGGTATTGGTAATAAAAAAGCTACTGATATATTAAGTAATATTTCAACAGATAATTTAAAATCTAAAGTATTAGAAACCTATATTAAACATGAAGGTTGGGAGATTGGTAATGAAAGATTTAAAGAAGTATTTAGTCTTATTTATTTACTTAGAACTGTAGAAGAAGTTAAAAAGTATTTAGGTATTGATTATATACTTCAAGAACCTTATTATCATTCAACAGTTAGACCTAATATCTTTAGTAATAATTTAAATAAAACAGATAATAGTAGTATACCAGATTTTTTATTATGAGTAATATAACAATAGATGATTTAAAGAAGATAGGTTGGATACCTCAAGTAGAAGATTTATCAAGTACCTTATTAAGATATGGTAGTACTAATTGGTATATAGATTACCTGAATAAACATAAAGAGATAATTACAGTTTATGAATCACCTAGTATAGACATAGATTATAACTTTATATTTCAGTATAAAGATAAACCTATAACTTTTGTAGAGTTAGTTAAGTTAATGGATAAAAACTATATTGTTTAATGATAAGAGAAGATAATAAGTCTAATATATCTAAAAGTAAGAATCTTATTATACAAATAAATCAGCTAAGAGATCAGATACTATCTAGTAGACAAGTTAAAGAGAAGTTAGTATTATTACTACAAAACTCAGGGTTACCAAGAGCTATAGTATCTGATTTAATAAGAAATATTGTTTTAGAAACTAATAAAGGTGCAGTTAATCAATATGTTATGTTAGAGAATTTAGTAACAAGTTTAAATCTACTATTTGATGATACCATTAATAACCAACAATAGTTACTTTCTACTTTTACCCATTATTAATTTTAATAATGTAATCCCTCATTCTAAAGTAAAGTTTGTTAGTTTATATAGTAATTATGATAAAGACTCTGATAATAGATTTAATAAAAGAGTCTATATAGTTACTTATTTATTAGATAAAACTAAGATTCAAGCTTTAGAATCTAATTCTAACTTTATAAAAACTCTTTATATAGATAATGAAGAAGAGTTAATAATGTTTAGTTTTAAGATACCTTCAGAATTCTTATTGGATATACAATTAATAAGTGTAGGAGATTATACAAAGACTTCTGATTTATATAAAAAGAAAGTATATGAGTATCATAAAGATAAGCCTATTACAACTGAAAAGTTAAGGTTAATGTTTAATCCAACTAAAGAGGATTTTGACTTTATGAGTGAGAAGTATTTAATGGAAGGTAGTTTTGATAAGTATACTACTGAATTAGGTAGAATGTTTAACAATATAGAAGAGACATTTAGTCTTTCTAGTTTAATGAAGTAATAATAATAAATAACAACAAATAATATGATGGTTAATAACAATAATCAAATAATTGTAGAAGCTCTTATTAAAGAGAAACAAGAAGTAATGGAATCAGCTAAAACTAAAGCTGATTATTTAGAGGAATTAATTAGTAAGTATAAAGTACCTATTATTACTAAATCTGAGGCTATTCCTAGTATTCAAAGTAATATTGAGGAATTAGAAGTAAAGAAAGTAGCAATTCCTGTTACTAAAAGAAAGTATGCTAAAAGAGAAGGTAGTATTTCATATGAAGATCTTAGAAATAAGGTAGTAAATATGTATGATGATAAATTATCTTATCCTCAAAAGATACTATACTGTTTAGATATGGGAATTAATACAAATACTACAATAACTAATTATGTTTTAGCAAACCAAAAGATTAGTATAGGATTTGATAAGACTAATGATAAAGTTAAATTTTATACTTTACAAATGATGAGGAAAGGTATTATAATTAAAACTGGTGATAAAAATGGTACTTTTAGTTTAGTAAAAACTAAGTAATTCTAACACCATTTTTATAAGTAACATAAACTAGAGTTTCATTACTTCTTGTACTTGGAACTCTAGTACTTTCAAAACAAACTTCTCTATTTATAGGTATATAGAAAGATTTATTATAATTAAGTTTTAATTCTAGTTCAGCATCCCATATTAAAGGTTGATTTAAACTTTCCATTTTTAATAATAAATCTTTATGAATCTGTGGTAAATCTAAATCTTGTAAACTAATAGACTCTAAATAATTGTAAGTAGATCTATTGATAATATAAGACCAAAAATATTCTGATAAAACATAAATTTCATTATCAGATTCATAACAAAAGCTAGGAGTTTTAATTAATTTAAGATCATCTTCTATAATACAAACCTCATCAACCTCTTTAAAACTATATACCCATTTTAAAGCATTTTTATGGGCATTAGAGCAACCTAAATTACTTTCTGATATATAGACTTCAAAAGGTAATTTAAGTGTTTTATAGAGGATATTTTTAAGTGTTTCAATAGTCTCATTATCAGAATAATCAATATGTATATATAATTTATTAAAGTAAAAGATAGATATAGAAGATAATAATTCTTCTATATCTGTTCTTTTATATAGTTTTAATAAACCTACCATAATTATTACTGTAGTATCCAAGAAATACCATCAGAGTACCATTCATAGGTATTACCAGAAGATAAAACTATTTGATCTGAGTAAGTATCTACTGTAAAAGGATTACTTCCTGAAGTATAAATTATTTTAATATATAACCCTTTAGAATATATGGGATTATCTAGAGGTATTGTAACATTAGTATCAAACACCATACTTAATAAAGTATACTCAATACCTGCATGAAAAGGTATAACAGGAGTACTATTAAATATATTAGATGATTGATAAGTTATTTGTTCATATTTATTAGTATTAACATCATCCACATACCACTCACTATTAATATATCTAAATAAATAAGTTCTATAATTAGCTAAATATTCTTTTTTATGAGAAGTATTAAAGTCCCAAGTACTATCTAATAAAGCACCTTGTTCTATAAAATCTCTACCAAAAGTATTTTCAGCTTGAATTGTAAGTACAAATTTATCACCTTCATCAGCAGTTACAGGTGGTAATAACTTATATAATATAAAATCACTATTAGATGCTGTAGAAGTACTAGTTAATCTATATTGTGTTAACACACAAGCACTATAATCATCAACAGTTTGAGGAATATAAGTAATTACTCCTGAAAATACAGGAACTACAGCAGTACTAATAGTATTATCAAAATCAGTACAAGAACTTGTGTAACTTAATATATCATAAGTAAATATATCATAAGTATAAGTACTACAACAATCTGAGTTAGTAGTTGTATGGGGGAGACATAATAAATCTGCTAAATCTCTTATTATTTGAGGATTATTTCTACAAACAAAGGATGTTTCTAAACAAGTAATAAATGTACAATAAAGATTATTTCTTTCAGTTGTAGTAGCATTTCTACAATACTTAGAAAGATTGCTAAAGTATTTAAGTATTAAACTATAGTCATAAACTTTTTTATTAAGATTACTATCTTCTATACCTAATTTAAGATTGTTTTTTACTTTATCTAAAGTAAATTTCCAATCAGTATTATCAGTTAAATAGTCAAAGATTCTATTATAGTCATAATCACCTATAGTCTTACTATAAGTACTATCATCTATTTGTATTGGATAATTAAATTCACTCATAGTGTCTATTTAAGAATTACAACCACAATCAGTAGTATTTGTTGTATAAGTATTAACAGTAACACAACCACATAAATCAGCTAATAAACAGAAATACTGACAAATAGTTAATCTTTCAGCAGTTGGTATAGCTATTAAAGTGGAAATAGATTGTTCTTGTTGATATTGATTTAATAAACCATATAGATAGTCTTTAAAATTACTAAACTTCAACATTTTATTAACTTTTTGACAATAGTCTAACTTATTACAATTATCAAGATTACATAATAGTTCTTGCATTAAAGCTCTTTCACAAGCTTCTATATTACCAGTTACTCTTATATAGTATTCCTCATTAGGAGATCCTTCTATAGTTAATCTATATAAACCATCTTCACTAAATTGGTAAGTAAAACTAGTATCAGGGTCTATATCATTTGAAGGTAAATCACTACCATCTATATCAGTATTAACATATATAAGAGAATTACCTTTACAAGTAGTTCTTTCTATAAAATAAGTTAATAATGTAACACCATTATTAGTTAAAGTGAAAAGGTTAGTATTACTAACACTTGTTGTTATATCAGCCATTATTTATTAATCTAAAGCTTTATGTTCATTTATATTTACAAATTGATCTACACTATTCCAAATAGGAATATTAGTTTTAATAGGAGTAGTAATCTTTAAATCACCTTTTCTCTTACCACTCTCATATACATCATTAATATTAAAATCTACTCCTTCTTCTTCTATTTTAAATCCTACAACTTGATTAAATAAAGTTATAGTAGATTCTAACATAGTCATACTAGCAGCAGGACTTCTCATTAATTCTTGAGTTTTCCAGGGATTAACATATTGACTCATCTCAGTATTAACTCTATTAGCTAGTACTGCCATAGTAGATAGTAAAGCATTTTTATCCTCATCATCATCTCCTAGTTGTAAATATACTAACATTTTAGCTAATAGTAATGTAGCAGTTAAAAAGCTCATTTCAGAACCAAACTTAATAAGATTCTTTTTACTAGAGTTATCAAGTTTATCCCATATAGCCATAGCACCCTTAAAATTACCTGTTTTTAGCTCTTTAGAAACCTCTTTTAAGTAAAGTAATGTCTCAGTATAGTAACCAAGAGTTTCTCTTCCTAATGATTGATTAAATCTACCTTTTATATTACCTTTTTCATCATAGGTATAACCAAATCTTGATAAATAAGAAGGAGCAACCCAGTTTCTAAATAACATTACTAATCTACCATAAGCATTTCTTTTTAAAGCTATTTCATCATCAGGTGTAATAGATCCATCAATATTTCTATTTATAGTAGAAATCTTTTGAGAAGTTAAAAAAGCATCTTTATCAGTAAATTCAAAAGGAAAAGATTTGATTAAATTACCAGAACTATCAACATCTAAAGCATCATATAAAGAAACCTCTTCTCCTGCTTTATTTTTAACCTTAATATTGTTTAATACTGACATCATAGTAATACTACTTAACATATGATCAGTACCACTATTAAGTAAAGCAGCACTATATTTAGTATCCAATACTTTAGAAAGATTACTATCTATACCGCTATAGTGTTTACCCACATTAAAATACTTTCTTAATACATTAATTTTATGTTTAGGTACATTACTTACAGAATCTCTTATAACACTTAAATCAGTTACTTGTTTAGTGTATTCTACAGTAGCTTTATTAAGATCATTACTATTAAATTCAGTAGCTCCTAAAGCTTCTACTTTTCTCCATAAAGCACCAGTAAAGAACTGACTACCTGATTGAAAGATATTAAAACTTAATTTAGCTAGTCCAGTATATCCATTAATAGTATCTATAGTTTTAGTAATATCAGTACCAAATAATAAAGCCCTCTCACTAGGTTTATCATAAAATACAGCATCTAAATAATCATTTAATTGTTGATAAGCTAGAGTTTCAGAACCTTGTTTAATTCTAGTAGGATCTTCAGTTATATCAGCTTTATCTCCAAACTTATTCCTTAATTTAGCTATATAAGTATTTACAGAACCAATACCTTTATCAGTTATAACTACTTGTCTTTTAGCCATTAAATCCCTAACATTTTCAACATCATCAACTATTTTATTAAGTTCTCCATAATTATATGACATTGAATTATAAGCCATTAAACTAGAACCTAGGTTTAAACTTAGTTGATTAACATCTAATTGCTCAAAAGGTACATTAAAATGTATAGGTAAAAAACTTACAGGATTACCTGATATACTACTACCTTCTTGATAATTAGTATCTAAAGTAGTTACTTTAAATTTATTTTTTAAAGCCTCAGCTGCTTGTTTTGAAAAAACACCATGTTCTACTATAGTATCTAATTCTTGTTTATAAAGAGTGGGTATTTTATATAAAGAAACATCACCAATATTTTTATCAGATTCTTGTTTAATTTTTATAACCCCCTCATACCATTTACTATAATTAGGATTACTTTTTATAGCTAAAAATTTAGGGTTTAGTTTTATACTTTCTATAGAAGCAAAAAAAGCTTTTTCTACTGCTTTAGAAGGTTCTGGATTTTCTCTATAAAAATCTCTAACTCTCATTCTCCACTCAAAGGTAGTTTCTCTAACCATAAAACCAGTTAATTTACCTTCTTTAGTTCTTTCTAAAAAAGGCTCATAAACAGCTTGATGGTTATTAGAATTAATTCCTTTACTATTTTGATAAGCTATTAACTCTTCTGATAAGTCAGCTATTTCTTTATTAACCTTATCAGCTTTAGTTCTACCTAAGAATTTACTTTCTTGGATCTTCTGGGCTAATAAACTTAATATAACATCAGTAGAATCTCTAGCAACATCTAACCATCTACTAAACCAAGATACATCACCAAATCCTTTTTGTAGTAAAGACTTAATCTTATTAGTATCAAGATTCTTATTAGTATTTATACTTGATAAAAAAGAAGAAGCTGCATCATAATCATCAGTATAAACCCTGTCTTTAATTTCTTTAAGTTTATTATTTATTCTATTTAACAATACCTTGCTTCTAACTTTATTAGGAAATAAAGGACTATTAGTATTAGTATTTAACTCTTTAGATAACTCATCAACTACATTACCCATATCTAAGAAAGTTTTTAAATAAGAAACTTCAGAAGCATTTAAAGCTTTACCCCCATTTTTCTTATCTTCTAGATGTTGTAATCTTTGGTTACACTCTCTATCAATAATATTTAAAAACTTCATTATACCAGAAGTAATCTCTTGATTAGAAATATCAGTCTTTAAACCATCTAAGTATTTAAAATATTTCTCTTGAAGTTCCTTATTACCTCTATTAGCTTTAATCCTTTCCTCAAGTTTAGCCATTTTAGTATAAATAATATCTTTAGTCTTTTGTATAAGATGTTGAGTATTATCTATTTCAGGATTTAATATATCATTACTAAGCTCACTATTAAATTCAGCATAATACTCTCCTCCTATTCTATTACCTTTTAACCATAATTTCTGATCTTTATGGGAAGAAGCCCACTCTTTTATCTTACTTTCAAATTTATCTAAATCAAGTATTTTAAGATTACTATCTGCAATAATACCTTCTTTAACTAAAATATCTTTAGAAGCTGCTTTTAAATCAATAAATGTACTACAAGTATTTATTTTCATAATTCTATAAAGTTAGTTAAATTTTAGTACAATCTTCTTTTTGACTATTATCAAGTTTATTACTTTCTGATACATCAGTTCTATAATTATATTTACCTTGAGATTCTGGAAAAAAACTTAACTTTCTTTTCTTCATAACAGCTTTTAACTCTTTAGTACACATATCTTTGTTATTTCTAGCAAAATCATCTATAAAATCAGTTTGTATAAAATGAGTAGGTAGTTGATTATCCTTAATAAGATTATAATCTTTTTGATAAGCCTCATTAATACCCAATTCTTCAACCATGGGCTCCATATATTTTATAGGAGATATTTTAGTTTTACTAAATCCATATCTCTTAAAAGTATAACCAAATAATAATTTAGCTTCTTTAGGATACTTATTAAAGAATTCTGTATAAGAATCAATAATACTATCAACTCTAATATCTTTATTATCTCTAAATCTAAGTTCTTTAATGCCTGTTGTAGTATTATCTATAATAACTATATTATCTAAGAAGTAATTACTACCCATGTAAGAATCTTTTTTAAGCCAATTATAAAAATCTAAAGGAAAGTTAGTTAAGAAATCACCTTGTTTATAACCAGTATTCTTATAAGTATCTACTAACTTATCATTATTAACTGCTAAGTATACATCAACTCCACTATAAAATTTAGATACTTGATCTCTACTATTAAGTTTTATCCCCCATTCTTTAGCAAGATTAAAAGTATCTCTATAAAAGGCTTTATGATAAGTATTTACCTCATTAATAGTTGTAGTAAACTCTTTACCTATAGTATCTTCATAGGTTTTTAACCAATGAGAATCAAAAGCTTCTTTGTTATAAGTAATATAAGGACTATCTGAGTTGTATAAAAAGTTCTCTTTATATTTACTAAAGTTAATAACATTTTCAGCTATATTATTCTTAACACCTGAATTAGATAACCTAGAACCTTGTACAAATGAATTAAACTTTTCAGCTAATTTATGGTGGTAGTATAAAGAAAAGAAGTTATCTCTATTTACTTTTAGTAAATCTTTAGGATCAGAACTAATAGTTTCAACAAAAGGTACTAAAGTTTCTAAATCCCAATTATTACCCTCTCCTATATTAATATTATTCTCACTAGATACTTGACTAAATGCCTTAGCAACTGCTTGATTATTACTAGATTCTGTAAGTACATATTGATTATAATACTTAACAACATCTATATACATAGGATTATTAGTAAAATACTCTAAAGTAGTTTTACCAACACCTATTAAGTTTAACATCATTTTTAATGGTGCTGTAAATAAATTATGATTTAATTCTCCTAATATAGGATCTTTAACTCCATCTACAGCAGCACTACCATATTGCATATTATTATCTGATATAAGATTACCTTCTTCATCAAACTTATTACCAAATTCAGTATACTCTTTACCTATTTTAACTGGAAATCCTTTAGTAAACACAGGTTTAATCTGTTGAGCTATACCATGAAACACATTACCTACTGAATATAAACCAATAAGATCTTTACAAGCTTTATTAGCCTTTCTATAAGAAGATTGTTTTTGTACACTAAACCAATAAGGATTCTTATCTTTACTCTTTTGAGTAGCTATAATAGCATCTCTAAGTACTTCTAATTGTTTAGTATTGTTAGGAGTAATAAGTTCTTTATAGTGTAAAGGGCTAGCTGCTACAGCTAAATGTGATTCTATTAATCTGTTTTTATAAGTATCAGGTAATCCCCAAGTACCTTCAGAATCTAAATTATAATCAAAAAATTCAATATATACTTTATCAATATCAAAGTCACCTCCTGATCTAGTTAATAAGTCAGGATTAAAGTATATAAGAGTTCCTGAAGCCACATTAGTAAAATCTTTAATATAAGCTTTAGAATTACTATTTTTATCTTGATAAGGTATTCTATGAAAAGATACAAATCTTAAAGGTTCTGGTATTTTATCAACATCAAAATTACCTTTACTATCCATAAATATAGTAGGGTCTATATCTTTTCTTTTTAAAGACTTTATAAAATAAGCAGGAGTTATTACTACTTCATCAGAACTTACTATAGGATCATTAGTAATAAACTGTTTAGCTTCTTGAATATTAGTAGGTACTTGTTTACCTAATCTACTATATTCTCTTTGTATTTGAACCAAATCCTTATCAGTAATATTACTAGCACCATCATATAATTGAGCTGAATGTAGAGAATAATCAACATTATTCTTAATATCAGCTATATTAATACCATACATACCATAAGTACTAGCTAATACAGCAGATTTACCTGTAATATTTATATCTAACACACTCTTATTATAAGAGGCAGCTATTAGACTATAAATCCTATCTTTAATTTGTGGGGTATCCAGAGTATATAAATTATACTCTGTGAGATCTTTAAATAGGTTATCCCAGTAATCAGTAAAAGAACTAGGGTCATTAGCTGTAATAAGATCCTTTAAGTAACCTTTTAGTTTATTAACATCTAACTTACCTTCAGTAAATATCTTATCTTTAAAAGTATTATACTGTTCTTTTAGAATATTTGAAATAGCATTATTATAGTAATCTTTAAGTTCTTCACCAGTTATAGGAGTATCTGACCAGTTAACATTATAAGAAGAATTATCTTCAACATTAACCATAGCTAATCTCATCTTTTGAGTAGAGAATTTTTCTTCTATAGTATCTTTATAAGGAACATCTAATACTTCTCCCCAATTCTCCATAGATAAAGTAATAGGATAGATCTTACTATCTTTACTTATCCAATCTTGTATAGCTTCAGGACTATGTACTTTAGTAGCACCAGCTTTAACAGCAGAATCAAATATAAATTCTCCTATTTTAGAACTCTCCATTTTAGTTCTTAGTTGTTCTAATTGAGGATAATTCTTAGTAAAAGCTGGAATTAAAGGTACTACAGCATGTTTTATTTGTGTAGGTTTATTAAAAGAATAACTACTATTAACCCAATTACCTTTAATATCTTGTACTTTATAATTTAAAGTTTGAGGTAAATGTCCAAAACTAAATGATTTAATAGCTTGAATAACAAAGTTAATATCTTCTTTACTAGTTATATCACCATCTTCTGCTATTCTTTTTAAAGCATTTAAAGCTTCCTCACCATCTTTACCTTTAAGAGTAAATATTTGAATAGCTCTTTCTATAGTACAGAAAGTAGCAGCATCAGTTCTATCAATACCTCCATAAGTTTTATCATTACAAAGATCCCCTAATATATTCTTATAAGCATCAAAATACTCAGATTTAGCAGTTAATGACTCTACAAACATAACATCATAATTAGCATCTACAGTACTTCTAGAAGGTACTTGAGCTTGTTTAGATCTTTTATTAGCATCTGTATGGGTAGAAGATATTAACTGATTTATATCAATATTACCTTTCTTATCAACTGCTGATTTATAAAAAGCTAAATCACCACATTGTAACATAGTAGCTTCAGTATTGGCTACATACCTTTCCATAAAGTAATTAAGTAACCATAATTTACCATTTTCAGAACCTAAAGCTAGTTTACTTAGATTACTATCAACTATCTGACTATTAAATAATAAAGTACTTCCTTTACCAGTTACTATACCTAAATCACTAAAATGGTTAAAATCAATAGTTAAAGACTCTTTTAGAGATTGTTCTAATATAGGGTATACTACATCTTTAAGTTTTTCTTTATCAAGAGTTAATAACTGATCTGTAAGAATAGTATTTAACTCTGGAAACATCATAAAGAATTGACCATTCTTATTCCAGTTTTTAATCTCTAAGTTTACTTTCTCATCTATATAACCTTGTTTTTCTTCTTCAGAGCTACTATTTTTAATTTGCAGATCTAAGTATTGAATATAATTATTAATAGCTCTAACAGCCTTTATTCTCTCAAATTCAGGGTATATAATTGAATCAAACAAGTGAGATTTAATAGGTAAATATCTATCTGTTATTTTATATTGTTTTAATTGGGCTTCATTTAATATCCAAGTTCTTTTCTGAATATTAAATACTTCAATATTACTAGCATCAGAAGGAGTTACAAAAGGTACTGTACCTATTTGTTGAGACCTATCTTTACCTAAATCTTCATTATTAAAGTAACTATGGAGTCTATTTAATTCCCACTGTACTTCTTCCATCTCTTGATAACCTAAAGAATTAGAATCACCAGAATCTACATCAGTTATATTATCAGACTCTAAAGTAAATATTTGAGTAGAAGGATCAAATAATCTATTTATCTTATATAAAGGATCTAATTTTAGACTTTTTAAGAAATCAGGTTTAGTTAAATTAACTCTTAACTTTTTAGCAGGAGTATAATTACCTACTACAAATAATTTATCACCAGCTTTTCTAGTAATAGTAGTATTATTAACTTGTTTATACTCACTATCTTTAGTAGCTAATCTTCTTACATTACTATTCTTACCAAGATCTTGATTACTATCTAATAACTCTTTAACTCCTAATATTATAGTACTTGATTTATCTTTATAAAAAGAAATAGTATCAAACTCTATATCAATATTAAAGTCTTTATTAAGAGTCTCATATAATTCTTGAATACCTTTATCAGTTAACTTATCTAGTTCACCACCATATTTACTTATTAACTCATCTAAATTAGCTTCTTTATTTACAGTACTCCTCCATTGATTAAGTATCTCATTATTAATACCTGAATCATTAGTTATATAAGATCTAGTATTTATATATTGAGTTTTATTATCACCAGTTATATAATCAGTATTATTACTTATAAATCTATTAAAGTAATTATTAAGATTAGAGAATAGTTGATTCTTAAAGTTATTGGTAGTATACTGTTTATCATTAATTTCAATAACCTTCTGATCTTTAGTATCTTCTATAGCATCTACTATATATTTGTAAAAAGGTTTTTCAGATATTTTAGATTTTAAAATATCAACCATTTTATCAACATCATTTACATTAGATAAATCTTTGTATAGTTCAACTTGAACTATACCTCTATCCATATAAGTTTCTATACCAAAATTATTTAAACTGGGAACTATTTCACCATTTAATACTTCTACTTTAGGTATAGTAGATAAAAACATTCTAAATTCAGTACTAAACTTATCACTTACATCTTTTTTAAAAGGAGATTGATCCCATATTTCTGGTGTAAAGTCTTCTTCAGCTAATAAATCAGAATTATCTTCTATATCTTTTATAGATATATTAGTATTCTTTTCAATCTCTCTAAGAGTTAAAGTAGTTAATTTAACTAGATTATTACTTTTAGATATTCTTTCAAGTATAGGATTACCTGATTCACTATAAGCTAGTAAACAGTCTCTTACCTCTCTTATTATATCAGAAGGTTTATAATTTTCTAGATCTAAATAGTATATATTAGATAAGTTATTCTCTTTAATAAGAGTATTTAACACATCATAAGTAACTGATTTAACTATTTCTATCTTATTAGCTTCTGAGATATAATCTATATTTTCTTTAAACTTAGGATTACCTTTATAAGTAAAAGGTTGTTTATTAGCAAAATAACTATTATCTATAGCACTATAAAGATCATAAATATTAATAAGACCTAACTTTTCTTTAATCCAGAATTTAATCTTTTTAAAGAAATCATTTAACAAGTTAGACTCAGGTCTTACTTTATACAGAATATAATCAGCAAAATCATCAGCTAATTGTTCTTCTGATTTCTTAGTATCTTTAAGAATTTTATTTCTTTGATCTTCACTTAAATAACTATTAAATACAGCATGAAATGCTTCATGATACTCAACACCTTTAGGTGTATTCTTAGCTAATTCAATAACTCCATTAGTAAATACACCTAAAGCTTCTTTACCATATTTATGGGTAAGATCTACTACATCTTCTAATAGATTAACTGGTATATGTGGGAGTTTTTCTTCTAACCACTTTAAATCTACTCCTATAGGTAATAAACAATCTTGTTGTTTCATTATTAATATCTTATTTTATACAAATATAGTAAATTTAACAAGGTTTCTTTAACTCAGTCTTACCATCAGATTTAATATATTCCTCTAAAAATACTTGCATCTGAGGTAACATATTACTGTATTTAGTATTATCTGCTTTAAGTTTAGTAAGAAACTCTCTTTTAAACTTATCAACTTCTTGAATAGTTTTAGGAGATTTACCTTCCATCATATTATTTAACTTAACTTCATCAAATACTTTATTAGAAAAAGATCTATTAGAATATTTATTAGTTGTAGTTTCCCTTTGATTTACCTGTTTAATATAATACTCATCAATCTTATTCCTTATATTATCTACAGCTTTATAAAACTCATTAGATGCTTTTTTATACTTATAAGGATCTTCTAACCCTTCATTTGGGTAAAGAGTGGTATACTTTTCATACATATCTGTAGGTGTGAAAAGTAATAATTCTAAGTCAGTATTTCTTTGAGCCCAAATATCAAGATTTTTTAAACTAGGTTTTTCTATAGGTTTGACAGTTTTTACACTATTCTGAAGAATTATTTCAGGATCTTTAATTACTTTACTAGATTCTAATTCATCAAAGTAGGGTACAGTTATTTTAGTTCCTTTAAATGGTTTATCAGGATTAACTTTAGTTTGTAAAAAGTCTTTAACTTGACTATATACTTGTTCTTGAGACAAGAAGCTTAAGTTATTAAATCCTTCAATACTTAAAGAATGTTTAACATCTAATAATATAGATTTAAACTTATCTAACTGAGAATCAACATCTTTGCTTAATAAATCAACAACAGCTTCTTTCTTAACAGTTTTTTTATTCTCTGTATATTGAGTAGTAATAGATATTTGAACTTCTTTATTATTGTTAATATCCATTTTTAAATCAACTATTCTGTCTGATTTACCAATAGAATCTTTATCAGAGTTAACTATTTTAATTAAACTACTTATATAAGATCTAGTTTCTAACCATTTATTAAATGCTTCATTTCTTTTAGCTTCAGAATCTTTATCAGTAGATTTAATATTATTTATATCTATTTTTAACTGATCTATAGAAGTTAATAATTCTTTACCTATAGAAGTTTCACCTAATGTTTTAATACTAAGAGGCAAAGCAATGTACTTATTACCTTCTGTAGAATTAGCTTTTTCACTTAATACATAAGTATCACCAGAAGTTAAATTACCAAAGTATATATCTGTTGTAGGTATTTCTTTATTACCTAAAACTACAACTGGTGTAGTGGCTTCTTTAGGTGATTTAACCCTAATAATAGTTGGTATATTATTTTCTTTTATTATCTTTTTAGAAAGAGCAGAATCAGCTTCTAAGTTATCCAAGTCAATAAGATCAGTACCAACATTAATTTCTCTAAGGGATATATAAGGTGATTTAAAAGTAAATTCTTTAACAGGTTTATTATCTCCTAATACAACATTATCAGTATTGAATACTTCCTTATAAATCTTTTTAGATTCATTAGTAGCTTCTTGATTAGTTCCTTGAGTGATTCTAATAGTAGATAACCAAGTATCTCCTTTAAATATACCTAATAAACCATAATTAGTTTTAGCAACTGTATTAGCTACTAATCCTTTAATAGTCAATATATCATCTTTTTGTACTTTCTGTAATTCTTCAAAGTTAGGCTCTTTATAGATATTACCTTTAGAATCTTTAATAGAAGTATACTGCTCATAATTAAACTTATCATTATCAGTAGCCTCTTCAGTAAAAGTAGATAACTTTCTAGATTCTTTAGTTTCAGTAATAGGTTTATCTGCTATATCAGTAGCTATTAAATCTTCTGGTTTTATATCTACAGGAGTAATACCACTAAATAAGTCATTTTGATCAAAGGAAATATCTTCTCCTATATCTTCTACATTTTTAATAAACCCTTCATCAGAACCCTCAAACTTCTCACTTGTGCTTATAGAATCAAATAAACTATCTATATCATCTATTTCAACAGGTTTAGTCTTAGTTGGAGTAGTAGGTTTAACTTCAGGAGATAATGTTTCAGAAGGGCTTATATTAGCTTCTTGAGAAATAATAACTGTTTCTTCTTTAGGGTTTTCTAAAGCTTCAATATTCTTCTGAATCTTAGCTTCTTGCTTATCTATAAAAGTTTGATCCTTATACTTATTGTAAAGATTAATAGTATCTTCTTTATGTTTTTTAAGTTGAGATAATTCTTCTAAATGCTTTTCAATTAAGTCTTTATCTTGTATATCAATATTAGCAAAAGATAAATTACTTTTTGATAGAGACTTCTCTATAGTATTAACATATTCACCTAAATGATCTAATATAGGTTTACTCAATAAGTCAGGATTAGTTTCTAATATCTTAGGTAGGATATTAGGGTTAGTAATATACTTATTGATAGTATTTACTATATTATCTTGAACTATATTAATCTTTTTATCAAAATACTCACTATCAGATATAATAGAAGTTATATTTCTTCTTATATCAGAAGATTGTTTAGCAAAGTTTAAATTAACATTTTGATGAATATTTCTAATCTTTTTAGCTGACTCTATAGCCTCATTAATAGTTTCAGAAGGTTTAATTTCTTGACCTGTAATAGGATTATATCTAGGTTGTATACCTAATGTTTTTAATTCATCATTAGTAGTTTCTTTTTTAGATTCTAAATCAGTAATTAACCCATCAAAATTATCCCCATCTAATTGATCTAATACAGTTTGTTGAAAACCCTTATCATTAGCAAATCTAACTTGTATCTCACCTTCTACTTTAGTTTTAGTATCTTGAGCATGTTTTATTTTATATAAACCAGCTAAAGTAGTTTTTTCTATTAAAGATTGTTTAGCCACTTGTTTTTGAGCTTGTATTAATTCTTCTCTTTTAGCTTCAGCTTGGTTAGCTATTAACCCCATAGGAGCACCTACTAATCCACCTATTAAAGCACTAAATTGAGCATTAGGATCATTAATAATATCTTCACCCATTTTACCTACTATATTCTTAAGTAGATTAGGGAAATTATCCCAATCATCTTTAGTATAATTATTAGTAGCTAAATCTTGAGATAATTTATTAGAACTATATTGAGCTAATTCTTCACCAGCTTCAGCTAAACCAGTACTAGTTAAAGCACCAGCTTTTCTACCAACTTTAGCAGTATAACCTATACCTTTAGATAGTAATGATTTACTAGCTATCATTTCTTCTATAGCATTATCTATTTTACCAGAAGCTGCTTTAGTAATATCAGTATTAAATCCTTTAAATAATTTAACATTTTGATAAGCATCTACTAAACCTAAAGCTAAATTAAACCCAAAGTTAAGTTTTTCAGCTTGTCTAACTCTATTATCTATATCATCCTCACTATATTTATAAGTACCAGTTTGATTATAATAATCTTCATTTTCAGCCTCTAAATTACCTCTTAACTCTTGTCCAGTACCTTTAGCCTCTAAAGTAGATTCAAATGCTCTATTATATACAGCACCTCCAATAGTTTTAGACTTATCTATATAATTAGTTAATATTCCTGCTACTTTATTATCCAAACCTAAACTAGCTAACTTATTAGGATTAACAAGATTAAGTTTACCTATACTAGTTAATCTACTTACTTTAGCAGCTTGATTTAATATTTTACCAGTAATTCCACCACCTACATAAGCACTTCCTATAAAAGCTAATCCTTGAGTAAATCCATCTGCTACATTTTGTAAAGTAAAAGGAGTTTGAGAATCTTTATAAGTTTGATATAAAGGAACTTCTTTATTAATATCTTCTTGTAATTTAGCTACATTAGCACCCCAAGAATCATTCATAAAATAATCCCAACCTTGATTATCACCTTTAGATTTATCTCCTGTTAAAGAAGTAAACACACTAGCTGGTATATCATGAAGTAAACTTACAGTACCTAATACACCACCTACAAAAGTATTTAAACCTCTACCAATAATATTACCTGTCTTATCTAAACCAGTTTGATTTAAAGCAGCAAACTCATTAGGATCAGTAGTTCTACTAGTAGGTTGATATTGAGAATCTAATTTACCAAAAGACTCAACATTTTGCCCTATAGTTTCTTCTTTAGCTTGTTGAGAACTACTTAATACTCTTTGTAATAATTCATTATAATCAGCCATTATTCTTCTTCTGAGGTTAAATTATTACTATTATTATACATATTTTCTACTTGTCCTATATCATCTTTAGTAAAAGATCTACCAACACCTTCTGAATTCTTTAATACATCTAATAGAATTCCTACTGTAGAAGCCTTTTTAAAGTCTTCATAAGAACTCCAAGTTCTAGTAATAGGATCATATACCTTACCTGAATAATCATAAGTTTTAGTTTGATTATTAGGAGTTCTTTTTAGTTCAAAGATATAATCTCCTTTATTAGTTGGAACTTTAACTTGACTAGCATCCTTACCACTAGAAGTATACTTAGTAATTTCATTTAAAGCATTATAGTCAGGATTATCATTGATATCTTTAAAAGGACTATCTTGATAAATATCTAACTTTTTAGAAGGACCTCCTTTTTCATCTTGGTATATAACAGTTCTTTTTAAACCAACAGGTTTACCTAATTGACCTGTAGCAGCTAATATATTATCAGTTTGTATTTTAACATTATATTTACCTGCCAACCAATCATTAAAAGTACTACCATCCATACTACCAGTTTTAGTATCTTTTTGAGGAAGATCTTTAGGTAGTGTTTGATCTTTATTAAATCTTAAGGTAGTAGCATTAATTTGATTACTCATAGTTTGATCTAACTTAGGCACATTTAATTGTACTGCATCATAACCATTAGTAGCTAATTGTAAGTTATTATAAACCCTCTCCTTATTATCTTTTAAAGCTTTTTGTATTTTTGGTATATCAGTAGATTTAACATCTCCTACTATATTAACACCTTCAGCATTAAGTACATTTCTAAATGCTTCGTTATCATATAGTAATTTAGAATATTCTTGAGGAGTAGAAGCTGTTAGAGTTCTAGTAATTTTAGTAGGAACTTTATCTCTAACACCAAACTCATCTTTAACAGTTCTCATTTTAGTAGTAGTATACTCAGTTTTAAGATTACCCTTATCATCTAAATCAAATACTTCTGGTTTAACATTACTATCCATCAAAGGATTCTCTATAATAGAAATATCTCTTGTAGGGCTATAAACACCTTTACCAGAACCTTTAGCTTGTTCATCTGATAATAATTTAGTATTAAGGTCTCTACCAATCTTTCTATCATCAATAATAAATTGATTAAATCTATTTCTAACTTGTTGTTCTGCTTGTTTATAAGCCTCCTCTTGAGATATAGGTTTATCAGGATTTATAACTGATTGATCATACATAATCTGTTTAGCATGGTTAGCTACAGCACCTTGATTCTCAGTAATATAGTTATTAGCTAATGATTGTAAATGAGAACTTAGTCTCTGTTTAGTCTCATAACTAGTTTTACTATCTTGTAAAACTGGTAATATATCATCTACAGTTCTTATCCCCAACTTACCTAATACATCATCTTTTCTTATAAAGGTCATATTATCACCTATATAATCTTTAATCTTTTTAGAGTTATCAATAATTTTAGTACCTGTTATAAGATTCTTATTATAAAGATTACCTAATTGACTATTAGTACTATAATGAGATAAAAAGTCTCTATTAGCTTGAGATAAAGAACCATCTATATTACCTACATCACCCTCAGCTAATTGTTTAGCTAATTCATCTTGTGATTTTTTAAGAGTATCATCTGACTCTTTAATAGATTTTAGTTGACCTACTGCTCTATTTACATAGTTTTGATAATCATTAAAATCTTTTTGAGCTTCAGGTGTACTTAAATTATTAGCATGTTTATTAACTAATTCTTCTTGTTTATTAGCTAAATCAATTGCTATATTTTGATAATCATCATGAAGTCTATTTCTATTAACTACAGCAGTTTTATCTTGTAGATAAGTATTAAATGTCTCACTTGGTCTAAATTGATTTAATAGAGTACCTACTTCACCTAATTTAGCATGGGAAGCATCATCTAATTGTTTTTTAGCTAGTAAATCATTATAACCAACTTCTCTAACCTTACCATACATTTCTGCTTGTGTAGGTACATAAGGATCAAATGGAGTATACTCTGCTAAATTACTAAACCTACTTACTGCCATAATTATTGTTATTTATACAAATATACTTATTTACTCTTAATTTTATACTTACCTTTTTTAGCAGTATTTTCTGTTTTAGTTTTATACTTTAATAAACTAGGATTATTTTCTAAAGTGTCAAAATATTGTTTAGTATAACTCTTATTAATATCATCTTGCTTATACTTATTAAGATAGTTTACAGCATCTCCTGTAAAAGCTCCTACTTGAGAAGCTGCTTTAGTTGTAGCATCTTGTACTTTAGCTCTAGCTTGTTCATCAAACATATTATATTGATTCTTAAGATTAAGATTCTTTTCATTAATAGTTTGATTATTCATTAATTGTTGGTTTCTAAGTTGAGCTCTATAATTAGCTTTATTAGCTAATACTTCATTAGTAGCACCTCTTTTACTATTTAAAATAGATTGTTGTAAAGCATTTCTATTTTGAGCAGTTCCTACAGTATTAGCAACTATACCAGCTTGATTATTATAAACACTATTAATGTTTTGTATTTGAGGACTTATATTATAAGCATCATTTAGTGAAACATTATTAAGATAATTTCTTTGTTGTAACTCTGGTTTTTGTTTACCTAAAGCTAGATTTTGCCAAATAGGAGTTGTAGTACCATAAACACTAGCTAGTCTACCTGTTGTTTTAGCAAAATTAGTTAAGTTAGAATTATCTACTTGATTAGTAGTCTTGTTAGGTTCTAAAACAGAGTTAGGAGAATACTGATTTTGAGCTAACCAACTATTTTTTTGATCATTATATAAATTAGAATATTGTTTCTGAGAATCATAAGAATCTTGAATATCCCCAAAATTACCTCTAGCTTGAGCATAGTTATTCATCTCAGCATCTTTTCTAGCTTTTAATTCTTCAGGACTTACTTGATAATAACCTGTACCTCCTCTAGTAGCTTTAGTACCAGTTTGATACTTTTTAAGATTATATTTACCTGTTTTAGCTTTATCAGTTGGCATTTCTTTTTTAATACTATTAAGCTTACCCATATCTCCTTGTTTATAGGCATTTATAGCCTCTCTGTTCAATCCATTATTAGCAGTAATGATACTACTACCCTCAGGTAATAATTTAACCTTAGAGGTCATATTTATTCTTAATAATTGTTCAGGAGTATACTTCCCATTAGCAACTACTAATGATTCAACACCACCTTGTTTATGAGTAGGATCATTAGGATTATAATATACTAAATTATTATCTTTATCAAACACAGGTTCTCTACCTTCAGTTTCTATTTTTCTAGTACCTGATTTCATTTTATACTTACAACCTTTATTGTAACTTAAAGATTTAGTACCTTCTTCATGGTGGAATTTCTTAGAATTTCTAGCAAAATTTGCTCTTTTGACTATTGTAGGGGAATATTTATCTTTATTAGCTAGTATAGTACTAGCCATTTGTTGAACTGATTTACCATGAGCTTTAGCGTAAGCTGTAAACTTACCTTTGTTTTTTTCTTTTATATGAATTGTTGACATAATATTATCTAGTTGGCTTCTTTCTATAATCTGATAATCTACTTTTATACTTATTAGGATTAGGTACTTTTATACCAACTTCCTCTTCTTTAACAGTTTTACTTTTACTACTTAGTTTAATCTTATATTTACCTTTCTTAGCAAATCCTACAGATTGAGCTATATCTTTATTAACATCACCTTGTAAGTTATAATTATATCTCTTATTAGCTAAAATAGCACCTTGGTTTTGTATTTTACTTATAGCTTCTCCTTGACCTATTAATTTATTTAGTTTATTGGCTTTAGTAGCCCCATAAATACCTCCTCCTATAGCACCTACTGCACCTAAAACAGCACTTCCTATAGGTCCAGCTACACTACCAGCTGAAGCACCCATTGCTCCATATTTTAAAGCACTTGATAAAGCTGCTGAACCACTATCTTGTCTACCACTAGAAGTAATAGTACTTTGATCTATTATATTACTACCAGTTCTACCTACTAAATTACCTATCTTGGAAGCATTATTACTAGCTAAACTATCAGCTAAAGGATTTAAAGTAGTATTGTTAATAGTACTCTCTCTAGTCCTTCTATTATAAACATCATTCTGAGCATTATAATAAGCTGAATAATCAGGAGTTATATTTAATGATTGAGTACCATCTATATACTTTTTAGTAGAAGAAGTTAATTTATATTTATTCTTATATTTATTTGTATCATTAATCATTATTATCTTCTATTTAATCTAAATATACTTTTTATAAAATTAACTATAAAAGAGAATCTTTCATAATTCTTCCAAGTAAGAGTTATTTGCATAAACTTATCTTTCATTCTATCACCTACTTCATTATAGGAAGTATTACCATTATTATAGTTAAATATAGAATCTTTATCTATTTGTTGATTAATAGTTCTACTTTTAGGTATAGGTACTCTATACTGTTTAAGAAAGTATTTAACATTTAGTTTTTTATCTAAATAATAGGTAAACATATCAGCTAATCCTGTATTATAATGTAATTCTCTAACACCACTATATTGATTAGAAGTTTCTACTTCAATAGTATCATATTGATTAGGAACTGTAGTACCTCTATTATAAAATAAAGCTTTATCAAATATACCAAAAGGAGGTATTTCTTGTAGTTGAGTATAGTTATACATATCTATAAAGATATTATCAAATACTTTCTCATATTGAGGATATTGATTAACTGTAAATTTAAGTATACTATCTTCAGGTGCACCTTGATAAAATAAACAAGGGTTAGTCCAATCTTTATGTTCACCTATAAAGTTATAACTAACATTCATAGTTTGAGGATCAGGCATACTAATTACATGAGTTCCTGAATTAATATAATAAGCTGGTTTATAGCTACTAAACCCTATAAAGGAGTTATTTATAAAAGAATAAGATATTGTAAACTCTTTAAAGAATAATTCAGGTCTTCTTATATTACCAGTAGATCTCTCACTTAACTTAGGATCTATATTACTAATACCAGATCTTTTAGTCATTAGTACTCTCTTATTATAATCATCATAACCAAAATGCCAGCCATGGCCATTAAAGGGATTATAAGGAGTATCATCTATATAATGAGTTTGATCTCTATAATTACCTCTTGTAGTTAAGAATTTAGTATATAACTTAAAGAAATTCATCATACCATTAAATGATATCTCTTCTAATTGATCATTTATTAATCTATAAACCTTATCTCCATTATTATCTATAAAAAGTAATCCATAAGGAGTTATCATGTACCCCCAAGCTGATTTACTACCACCAGAACTACCTTCTTTAGTAAGAATCTTTTGAGGAGGTACACCAAATAAATCACTAGTTCCTAATACTATTTCACTACCAGTATTTGGTTTAATCATAGATGTTTGTAACATAAATGTCTTAAACAAAGCATTAGGTGTATGGGCATATATATCATTACTATATTGATACATATTCCATATCTCACCAGTATCTTTAGGAATATCAGTATAAATATTAGTTAAAAACATTCTATAACTATCATCTATCTCCCCATCAACTGATTTATTAGAATATATAATTCTATTAGGAAATAAACCTAATCCACTATTATTAGTTAATTGATTAGCTGCTGTACTTAAGTTAACATTGTTTTGGTTGTAACTATAAGCTAAAGTATAATTATCACTATTAAAGTGAGGTGCTTGTCTATACTCTATAGGAATATTCTCAAAACTTTCTTTAGTAGAATGTGCTGGATAATAAGGTACACCATTTAAATTAGCTGTTGCTCTAAAATGGGTATTAATAGTGGTTTCTACAGGATAGTAAATAAGGTTATTATGGAAAGTAGATATTTTATGTAATAATTCATTATCAGGAAATAATGTAGGATTAGTATTAGAACTATCATTATTTCTAGAATAATTCTCACCATATCCACCAGAATTACTACCATACCAAGAGACAAACACATCCCCACTAAATAAAGGATTATTATAAGTTCCTATGTCTGTAGGAACTACTTTATCAATATCATAAGTTACTTGAATGGGGAAATACTCACCATTATAAATACTACCATATTGATTAGGTATTTCTTGTATAATATCAAATATAGGAGTACTTGAATAATCAACTTCTAGTTTTTCTACAGCACTTAAACTAGCATAAGGAGTAATAGTTGCTCCTGTAGCATTACCACTTATTAAATCTTTTCTAAAAATCTTTTTAAAGAAAGGTACATTAGGGAAAGTTAATGTAGCTTGACTAGGTACTATTTCTTGATGAGATTCTACAGTATAGTCACCATCATTGTAATAACCTACCTCAAATCTTAAGTTACAATTAGTCAAACTCTTTAAAAGAGGTAATAAACTATTGTAAGTTTCTAGAGTAGGTATTAAATACAACCCATCATTAACATAACAATGTTTTATTAAGAAATCATAAGTATTATCAAAGTCTATTACATTATCATGAATAGTTAAACCATAAGTACTTATATCTACAATATCTTGGTTTATAGGATAATGTACTGTAGTATCACTAATTAATAAACTATTTAAACTTGGTGATAAATAAATAGAATCAAATCCTGCAATAGTTTTAGATATATTAGGTTTAGCTACTAAAGTACTTGTGTGGTTAGAATAAGAAGCTTGAAATATTTTAGTTCTATATTCAGGTGGGCCTACTTGATATCTATAACTAGAATTAGTTAAACTTCTTAAATACATATTACTGCCACCAGATCTTCTACCTAATTCATTAGGATCAAAATCTAAGTCTCCTACACCATTATTTATTCTAATTAAAGAACCCTTTCTACCACCACTATCATTACCATCTCTAACATCATAAGTTTCAAAATAAAGTTTATCTCTAAGTTCTAATTTAACTGTAGAAGGTAGTATTACAAAACCCATTTCAGTGTCAGGAGATACTATATTAAGAATAAACTCATCATAAGATGTATAAGGGTAGTATACTATAGTAGGAGGATCTATAGGCATTACCATTTTATTTATATGACCAAAAGTATCTAAAGGAGCAGTTAAAGAGTTAACAGCATTTAGCATTTGACCATATTCACCTATTTTTTTACCTATAGCTCCATATTGCCCACTTACATAAGGAGATAAACCATCTGCTCTTAAATAAGTATCTTCTACACCATCATAATTCCAATCAATAGGTGTAGATACAGTGTGGTCTATTTGTATATCACTAGCTACATATAAATCAGCTTTACTTTGAAGAGCAAATGGATGGTCTTTACTAGCTACACCAGCATTAAAAGGTTGGGGTATATTGCTAGTATCTCTAACAACAGGATAATTACCTGATTTACTTAAAGGTCTTTGTATAGCTCTACTAATACCTTGAGCTAATATTCTTTTATTTTGAGCATTTTCTCTGGTTTGTCTAACAAATTCAATACCTACAATATCAGCTAATATACTTTCAGGTAAAGTATTAATCTCTATATTTTCAAAATATAAACCTAAAGCATTAACTGTAGTAGTATTAGCAGTAAAGAAGTTATCAGTACTTAATCTATAAGTATTAGCTGTACCATCATCATGATAAAAATCAGGCATAACATGATGTCTAATATTTAATATGTTATTGGATGGATTAACATAACCGCTATCTACTTTATATAATTCACTACTATAAAAAGTACCTGTAAGATTATCTCCACTAATGGGTAAATTATATAATATATTAGCATTATACTCAGTAACTCTCTCTTTAGCAGGTATATGGAATACCTTAGTTTTATAACCACCTTTATATATAAATCTAAGACCTAAAGAATATACTTCAGCTCTTTTATAAGATTTGTATCTAAAAGAAGATTGTTCATGATCAAATGCTTGATTAAATTCTGAACTATTATAAGTAGTAGTATCTGTAGTAAGTACTTTAATAGCAGTTCTTACATCAATATTATTACATATAGCTTCATATATACTATCATTAACAGCCTCATACTTATTTCTAAGATTACCCATTAGTAAATAGTTTTGATGTTGTGCCATACATTTAGCATGAGTATACTCAAACTTTTTAGCTATTTCAGTAACTTGATCTGCTGTTAAATCAGTTGTAGGTTCATTAAAAGTAACATCTACTATATAATCATCTATAAATAAAGCTGGGTCTTCTGGTATAGTATACAACTTAGTAATTAACTTATAGGTAGGAGTATATGTTGTATCTGTATAATACATATAACCTAACTTAAAATAAGTATAAGAAGTATCTAAGTGATCAATAGTAATTCTAATAATCTTACTAGAATTAACACCACTATTATAACCACTAGCATTTAATTGTCCAAAAGGTATTTGATAACCTACAGAAGTACTTCCAGCATAATTAGTAGTATATACATCAGTATGTTGACCAGCTGTTCTAGGACCACTTATTACAGGAATACCATTAGTTAAATTACTAAATCTAGTAGTATTACCATATCTATCTAAATATTGTATAAAGAAATGTATAGACCCAATAGGAGCATTACCACCAGTTTCTGTTTGAGAAGTAAAATCTATTAGAGGTTCTTCAAAATCTAATGTTAAATTAGCTACCTCTTGTGTAACTATGTAAGGATCACCGCTTAAATCAGATTGATAAACTAATCTAAGAAACTTAGGTGAATTAAAGTTATCAGTAAAATATAAGTTAATATCACCATTATAAATCTTTTTAGCTTGAGGATTATTAATGTGATAGTCTATATTAAAATTAAGTCTTGTGTGGTTAACATAAACTACCTTAAATAAACCAGTAATAAGACTTTTATATCCTATTCTAGAGTCAGTAAATACAGCAGGTATACTACTAGCATAACCTTGAAATAATATTTCAATATCATCAATATAAACACTACCTATAGTAATCCAATGAAGAGGATCTTCATCTATAATAGTTTCAGTAGTACTAATATTAGTATTAACTATACCAGCTTCAGGGGCTAATAGATACTTACCTTCCTCAGAATTATTAATAAGATTCTCCCCATATTCATAAGTACCATTAGGTTTATTCTGATTACTAGAATCTCTATCTAAACCCTTTTCAAAGGTATTAAATGCTTCATTATTTTCTGGCATAATTAATGTCTTTTAACTACTTGTCTCTTACCTAAATCTCTAAATTGTTTATAATACTGATTAATATCAGGAACTAATTTAAGATTTTCATTCATTATTTCTTGCATCTCTTTAAGAGTAGGCATATTTATATTAGCTCTAGCTTGTACACATTTTCTACCCCATTCAGTTCTACATATTTGATAGTTAAGTTGACTATTGTTTAGTTTACCTTGTAATGATAGTTTCATTGATATATACCAATATATAGCTTCATAATAACTAACATCATCAGGAATTAAAGGATATCCTTCATCATCTGTAGGTAAAGCTAAATATTTTAAATTAACATAACCTTCTGGAAATCCTGTAGTAATAACATCAAACTCTATCTTAACATCATTATTATAATGCTTATTGGCATCTATATTACCCACTAAAGTAGTATTAAGATATAAGTTTGTATCATAATCTAGTGATAGAGTATTAAACTTATGAGGTTCATTATTAACTATTAATTTTATATTAGTTAATATATTAGTCAACTTCTTAATATGTTCTAAATCACTAGAATTATTAATTTCTACTTGTAAATCATTTATTCTTTGTAAATAATAATCAACATGGAGAGTATCATTAGTAACTCCTATAAAGTATTTCTCAGTATTTCTTAAAGAAGTAACTTTCAATATATCAACTACTTTATAACAATCACAAGGTATACTTCCTTTATGGTTTGATATAACAACATTTTCTTCTTTCATTACTAATTGACCAAATGCACCTATATGTTTTAAAGCATCAGCAATCCATTCAATGAAATGATCTTCATTTATAAAGGTTAGGTTCTCAAAATCAATTTTAAGCTTACCTAAGACCTCATTTATACTTCTTAATCTATATACATTACCCAATATAGTATTGTTTAATACACCCCATTATATACTCTTGTACCAAGATGATTTTTAGTCACTTGATCATAAACTTTCTTTTTAAAAGAAGAACAAGGTCTAAACTTATAAAGAGTAGCCTCATAAAAATTATCTCTTCTAGTATTACCTTTCTTCCAATAGATTCTTAATCTATAATTAACATCATTACTATGGGAGGTTGCTAATATACCTGTTTTATCAAATAGGTTTTCTAACATAAAAGGAGTAAACTTAGCCTTCTTTATAAGAATAGAACCTAAAGAAGAAGGTGCTTTAAATATATCTCCCTTACTTATTTCAGTAGTAATAAGATCATTACAAGTATCTATTACCTTTACAAATGTCTTATAATCAATATATTTAGGATTATTAATCTTTTTAGAAGCAATAATTCTACCATTAGAGTTAATAACTCCTATAGTAGTTAAATAAGCTCTATATAAGTGTCTAATACCAAATGATTTAGAATTTCTACTATTACCTGATAAACAAGTAGTTACTTTATTCTTATCTACTAATATCTTTCTAAGTTTATCTGTATTAATATCTCCTGCCATAATTATATATTCTTAATTTAAGTTTTTATTATCATTTAAATCCTCTTTCTTAATAGCAAGTAATAAACCATATTCTGCTTGTATCACCATACCATTTATAGCATCTATTAAATGTCTACCTATAGGAAATTCAAAGTTAAAAGGATCAAAAGGATTATATAAACTAGTACCTTTAGTTTTATCATTTAACTTAATTAACTCTCTAGGATCTTCAGGAATCATTGATATGTTAACTAATCTTAAAGCTTTATTAGTAGTATATACATACAAATAATTATTTTGTATAAAGTACTTATCTCTTGTACCTGTATATTTATTAAGTATTAAATGTTTTAAATCACTTGGTCTTTTTACTTGAGCAAAACTATTACCATTATCTACTGAACCTACATAAAATAAAGCATCACCATTTTTAAGTTGAATAGACTTAGGTAAAGGATCTACACTTCTTAATAAACAGTTTTTAAAAGTAATCTCACTACAACCAAATACCTCAGTAGTATTAGGTGTTAATTCTATCCACCCATCTTGATATAATTCTGAATTAATAAATATATTCTGGTCTATTTCTCTTCTTAATAAAGTAGCTCTATGGTTACAAATAAAAGAATATATCATCTCATCAGATACCTGATTATCATCTACTTGTCTACCTTTAGTTCTTAAGTTTTGTATCTCAAATATAATTTCACTTGCTAACATATACAAATATAACTTAATAAGTAATAATAAAAAAGAGTACCCAGTAGGTACTCCTTAATATAATAAAAACAACAAAAAATATGAAAACCAAATAAAGTACCTATTATATAACTAAATAATTAGGTAGTGCTGCTATAACTAATGTAAGGGCTGTATTTTGAGAAGCACCAACTACTAAAGCTAGTTCAACTACTTTAAGTTTCTTACCCTGAGCAAAGTCATTATTACTTGTTTGAGTATACTCTATAGAGAAGAAATCATAAGTTAAAGTTGAATCACTATAAGTTTGTGGTTCAATGTTAGGCCATACATCATAGTTATATAGTCCAGTATAACCAAAGTAAGAAATCTCTTTCTCTTTAACTTGATCAGGTGTACCTGAACCAAACACTGCTTCAGTAGTAGTAGCTGTAGCATTAAATCCAGAACTAGTAGAGTTTCTGGTTGCATCATCTAAGAAGAAAGAAGCAAAGAATCTAACTACTTGTTTTTGAGAATACCTTTGGAAAGGAACATCCTTACCAGTTACTTTAATACCTACAGAAGAGTTAGTACCTAAACCAAATGCAGCATTAGTTGCAGCAGCAGCAGATAAAGTAGTACCTTGATAAGGAGATTCAATAACCAAGTTATTAGCATCTATTACTTGAGATACTCTATAAATACTGTTAGTAGTAACTGTAGCAGCTGTAGCACCTATTCTAATATAATCACCAACTGCTCTACCATGAGCTGTAGAAGTAAGTAAAGTACCTCCATTAGCAATAGTAATAGTGTTAGTAAAAGCTGTACCAATTGCATTAGATAACATCTCAGCTTTAAAGTAAGTACTAAGACCAGTTCTTTTTTTAGTGTTACCAAAGAAATTACTCATTGAAGTATCACCATTGATTACTTTAACATATTGCCAGATATAATCTAATTTCTCTTGTAAAGTAGGGGTAGAAGCTGCAAAACCTGTTTGAGCACCATAAATAGGACCAAAAGGTTCCTTAAACTCACTAATTGCATTATCTACTTTAATAGATAATTGCATTCTGTAAGCATTACCATTTGTAACTGTAAGGTCTTTAGTAGCTGTAACCCCATCATAACCTAAATAAGTTACTTGTTGAGAAGCTGCACTATAAGCATCCTTATAAGTTTTTAAAATGTTAGTTTTAGTAATAGGCTCACTTACAAAAGGTTTAAGTACACCAAACCTATCTAAAGAAGTTCCAACTACTGAAAACTTAGATACTGCTGCCATAGTTGTAGCATCAAGTATATTACCATGAGTTGCTCCACCATCAGCATCTATAAAATAGATATCTTGTGAAGCTACACTAGCCATGCTAGTAATTGCATTAGTAGGTGCAGAAAGAGTGTTAGCTGCATTTTTACCTACAAATAATTTTGGGACTGCCCATTGTGACATAATGTTTTTAATTTAAATTATTAATATTTTATTTATTTATTTCTTTATTCTACTCAACTTTAGGTAGTATAGCACCTTCTAAAGTGTTTAATCTAGGACTTTCTAAAGTTTCTAAGTAGTTATCTACCATATACTTAATAAGTTCTCTAGTAACATAATCAGGTAATTCAACACCTGTAAATAATCTTAACTGTCCACTACCAGTAAAAGCTGTAATAGTATTATTAGTTTCAAACCATTCACCTATATTATAAACTCTACCATTATAAGTAACACTACCAGTAAATACCTCATAATAAGTATTTATAGCTAAGGCAGTAGCACTAGTAATTAAAGTAGGTGTTTCTACAAATCTAGCTATATTTGGATATTTTAAGTAAGTAATCTTAACTTTATTTACAGTGTAGTTTACATTACTTGGAATATACAACATTAAATAACCATTCTCAAATACACCAAAAGAAGAACTTACAGAAGGTTTATTAAAAGGATCAAATATAAGCTTAGTAACTTCTTCTTGGGTAACTATTTTAATAGTAGTAATTCCTGTACTACTTGTAATGTTACCACAACTATCTGTCTTACTGAGAGTAGCTTGTATATTACCTTTTAAATAATGTAGATACTTATAACTAGATAATATAGTTGTAGTTACATCTTTATAAGCAAACCTAAGATTAATTGCTACTATTCTATAATCACTTTCTGTAGTAATACTTTCTGGTGAAAAATAACAAGTTCTTACTAGACTACTTAAATCATCAGTTCTCTTTTGAGATTGTTCAAAACCTTGTCTATATAAGTTATTTATACCATATCTATTATGAATAAACTGTAATATTGTATTATTAATATTAGCATCTATTTCTAATGGTTCTATTTCAGGATAAGAGCCACTAAAACTCTTATCCATCAATAGCCTAAACTCACTATAAACTTGTTCTATAAACATTTAATAGTAATTATTTTTTACTTTTAAGATTCTGTAACTTATTTTTAAGTCTAATAACCTCTTTAGCATTATTAGTATCTTTAAACCAATCAGTGGCATCTTCAATACCTACACCAATTACATCATCAGTATCAGATATCATAATTTTTCTACCACCTTCACCATTTCTTTTTAGAATACCAAGATGTAACATTTGTTGAACATCTACCTTAGTACTATCTTTTATTTCTTCTGATAATCTAAGAAACTCTGAAGGATTTTGATCTAATAGTTTTTGTACAATTAAACTAATTCTTTCATCAGCTAAAGATTCAATACCTACCTCACCTCTAGATAATAGTAAGTTTCTTAAATCAATTGAACTAAGACCTTCTAGTACTTTATAAGCTTTTCTTTTAACTTCTAATTTAGAAAGATCATCTTTAGTTTCTTGAATATCATCTCTTACAACAAGAAGAGTTGTTTCAATTTTATCTTTTTCAGCTAATACAGCTGTTTTACTTCTAGTTAAACTATTAGCCTTAAGACAAGCTAAGATGATTTTATGGTCAGGTAATGCCTTATTAAGTACTGTTGGAACAGCCTTATTAAAAGGTGTTTTAAAGTCTTGTAGAAACTTACTTCTAAACATCAAAGAACCTTTTTCTAAACCATTCTCATCTTCTAATTTCTCAGCTTCATCTTTAGTAAGACCTGTTAGAAAAGTATCACCATTCCTATCTAAAGGAAAAGTTAAATAGTAATATTGATTTTGACCAAAATTACCATTAGTTTGAGCAAATGCTCTACTATTAATCTCTATAAAAGAATTAGTACCAGTATACTTAACTAATACTATATCATTACTGTTTGTACTGCTATTCATATTTTAATATTTATGTTGAACTTATTAACAAATATAAATATAAAGAGGAGATTTTACCCCCTCTTTATAAATAAAAAGATTAGATGTTAAAGTTTGGATTGATTTCAGCAGCACTAAGAGGATCTTTAAGAACTATACCTCTATCTGATAGAGCATTAATTTCATAACCATCTATAGAACTAGCAGCAGATCTTTTACCAGAACTATTAAGTACAGCAGTAGGACCCATAGAACCTTCTACATACCAAATAAGTTCTTTTCTCATTTTCTTAACAACTGATACTAAGTTAGGTCCACCATCTTTAGTGTATTTAGGTAGTATAGTCATTCTATAAGATTCTACAGGAAGTCCTGTTTTAGGATGTTTCTGAGTAAACAAGTTCTTATCATTTTGAATAGGATTCAACATTACTGTTAGTTTAATACCATTCTTAAAGTTAATTGTTTGAAACAAAGGTTCAGTAAAAGTAAGAGTTTTATCTTGACCCATTGAGTAGAAGTGCATATAATCATTTTGAAAAGTAACTCCTTGTACAGTCATTTCATCTCTAACCATTTTATTAATCATTTCTTGACCACCAAAACCAGTTAAACACATAAACTCCATACCAGTACCATCACCTCTAATTTGAGATAGTTCAATCAATAGATTACTCAAGAATCCATAAGTAATATAGCCATTATGGGTATAAACATTAGCAGGAGAGATTTGTTGTCTTAAACCAGCACCAGATAATACAGGTCTACCATTAGGTCCATTAATATGAGGTACACTACCAGTTACATGAGAAGCAATACCATAGTTATATAACCTCTCAGTATCTCTCTTCATTTGATAAAGAGTCTTAATATCTACTGCTTGCATCCAAGTAGAGATATCATATTTACCTGTATTTGGGTTATAAAGATTAATCTTTGTAATATCATTAGTAACTGCTTTACCAGTAACAGGTTGTTGCAACCTAATAGTAGACAATTGAGTTCTTAATGTAGCAGGAGTGCTCCATTCAGGTGATCCACCATAATCAGAATACTCTTCAACCAATGTATATAACCTAGCATATCTAACACCTTCTAGTAATTGATCAGCAGGAATAGATTCTTGTGTAGGATCTAATAGTTGCACTGAAGCTTTCCAACCATAACCTGTTTGAACCATATCATCTTGAAGTCTCAAGTGATACTGTTTCTCACTCATAATAACATCACCTTTACTAAAACATTTAGTTTTAAAGTAAAGATCAAATGCTGAACCACCTTGACCTCTCATAGTAGTTCCTGAAGGATTAGTTCTAGATATAGTATAATTCCTCTCACAAGTAGTTACAATATCCCAAACAATCTCATCATTACCTACTTGAATTTCAGTGTTACCTAAAGCAGTAGTAAGGAACTCTAGCAAGTAGTTACCATTAAACTTACCTGTAGCATCATAGTTAAGAGCATAACTCAATACTTGATCTAAAGCATGAGGTTTACCACTAAAGTGTTGGATAGTATGATTACTATCTACAATACCCTTAAGATTCTTAGTTGTTTGTATCTGTAAGGGTGAAATTTCTTGAACAAAAGTATTTCCCATTTATTTTAATTTATTTTAATTTTATTGATTACCCCAAAAAGAAGGTATTATTTGTTTTTTACTAGTTGATTGCTCTTCTTCTCTAACTACTAATCCAGTGTTAGTATTAGGTTTAAATTTATGAAGAGTCTTTTTTAATATTTTAGTAGCATCAGTTTCAGCTTTCTTTCTAAAAGTATCAATCTTATCAAATCCTTCCATTAATAAGAATTGAAATAACATTGCATTTTCTTGAGTAAACTTCTTATCAGCTTCAGTTTTACCATCCTTATCTCTCTTAGTTAAAAAGTTATAAAGTTTTTCTGACTTAGTTTTATCTATTTGAAAAGAACCTATTTCTCTAAGGTTAGTCACATAATTCTTAAAGTCTTCCTCAGCTTTAATAGCAGCTTGTTTTTGAGTAATTTCCTCTTCTTTCTTTTTAGAAATATAAGCAGTTACCTTTTCTTCATCTCTTTTAGTGAGGGCTTTTTTAGCAATACTAGCATAACCTTTTAAAGTACCTTCTACTTCAGATTCATTAATTAAAGTTTCAATTTCTTCTTCAGAAGTACCTAGATCAGCTAAATACTCACTATATAGAAACTTTTGATTATTTAAAGCATCTTCTTCACTAATATCTGATTCACTATCAGCATCAAGAGGTAAAGCATTAAAATCAATTATTTCATCAGAACCATATAATTCTTGTATAGATCCACCACTAGATTCAATAGCTATTCTCTTTCTAGTTTCTTCAGATAATTTACTATCTCTTTCTTCTATAATCTTATTAGCCTTTAGTTCTAAACCTTTAGTAACAGCTAGCTTAAATCCATCTAAATCATCAGTAATATCATCAGTAATTTCTAAATCATCTGGTAATACCCCCTCTTTAAAGAAGGTTTCTAGTAATGGTTGATAACTAAACTCAGTAGGTTCTTCTGTATTAGTAGTAGAAGTATTATCTACTTGTTCAGTAGTTTCTTCTTGGTTAACTTCCTGAGTAGTATCATTACTATTATCTTCAGTATTAGTAGAAGTACTATTATCTTGATCATTTAAAGTAGTTTGAAGAGGGTTATCTTCTCTACTGTCTTCAGATATAATAGGGCTATCATTGGTAATATCTAGACCATCATCTAGATCTCCCATATTAAACAAACCAAAGCTTCTTGTTTCTTTTATATTATCTACTGCCATATAATTATTGTTTTAAATTTATGTATTGTTTTAATTGTTTACAAATATTTTACTTATACTATATTAAATAAACTTTATATAGTCAAGTTATGTACTAAATTATTTAGTCTTATTTCTACCTTGTTTATTAATATTAGCTACTTTCGCATCATTAACCATATTCTCTCTAGCAACTTTAAGTTTCTCTAATTCAATCTGTTTAGTTTGATTTAACTTCTGTTTTTCTAACTCTATCTTTCTATTCTCAACATCTTGTTTAGCTTTAACTTCATTATCTTTTCTCTTATGTTCCATTATATTACTTGCTTGATCATAAGCTTGTTGAGAAGTTTCTAAAGCTAATCTAGTTTGTTCAGCTACATCAGGTATACCATTATTATTTATATCAGTTTCTTTAGCAAAACCCATAGCCTTTAATTCTTCAACTTGTAGTTTATTCTCTCTATCAAGTTGTTTATTATTATCTTCTCTATCAAGTTTATTGTATTCTAATGTTAATTCATCTTGATATTTTTGATTAGCTAAATCAGTTTGAGCTTTAATATTAGCTTGTTCTTCTTTAAACCTATCATTATCAATTTGTTGTTTCTCATCAGATCTTTGTTTAAGATATTGGTCTACTTCAGAGAATGAACCATTTCTAAATATATGGGCTAAATCTCTTAATTCAATTAAACCATTATTAGCAGATATTTCAGCAGCTCTTTTTAGAGTTTCAAAAGCTTCTTGTTCTTTAATAGAATCAGTTACAAATAAACCATAATCAGTATCATTAAGTAATTCACCATCTATTTCTAAAAAGTTCTTCATCATATCATCCATATAACTAACTTTATATGTACCTTCTAACATACATAATTTAGTAGTTTCTATAAGATATTCTAATACTCTTCTTTTTACATCATTGTGCTTTATAAATAAAGGTCTTGTTATAACAGTAGTTTGAGTAATAGCTCTATTAACTCCTGTAGCAGTTTCACTAGCAGCTATATCACCTTGAGATTGTCTAGATATACCTACTATCTCATCCATCATTTCTTCTAGCTTAGCTACTATATTTAAGTATTGTACCATATTATTACTTATAGTAAGATCTACAGCACTCATTTGGTTAAACTTAGATACAGTATTACCCATAGAATCTAAACCTTCCTCAGCAGAGTTAATGAATATAACCCCCATATTTTTCATATAGTACATCCATTCTTTCATACCCATACCTTGAGATTTAGGTATTTGTGCCATATCTATAAGTACTTTTTTACCATCAGCTTTAGCTACTTCAAGTTCTAATCTATACATGTAAATATTTATAGCATATTGATATGGTTTTAGAAAGTCTACAGTACTATGGGGTTCAGAATTTAAGTTATTATATATACTACCAACATAAGGTAATTTACCATTTACTTGATTAACTACAGGTCTTACATAAGGATATATAGGATCAGTAATGTTAATCTTAACACCTTCCCAAATATCAACTATCCATTCTTTGGTATGTTCTACTATATAAGGTTTTAATTCTATAGGTACTTTCCAAGTTTCATCTTCTATAGTAGTTTCATGAGTTTCACCAGTCTCAGAATCAATATATTTTAAGAATTGAATCATTCTCATTGACTTCCAAGTAGTTCTAATAACTGGCATACCAGCTTCAAAACTATCCATAGTATTAGTTCTATTAGTTCTAGATACTACACCTAAATCTAATTCCATTCTACCCCATAAACCACCTCTAGTAGCATATTGAGTTTCTAATCTATCTATCTCATCATCACTAAGATACTCTCTAAACTCATCAAGTATATCACCTATTTGCATATAAGTAATTTCTATACAAGCTTGAGAATCTTCTATATTTTCTAAATCAACAGTCTTTATATAATCAAAATATCTAGGATTTACACATCTTACTTTAGGCATTCCATTTACTATACCTATATGAAGAATCTCCTCAGCAACAGCATTAGCATGGAAGAAAGCTTTATTAAACTTCATTTGAAGCTGTTCTCTTTGATATAAGTCTTTAAGAAGAGTATTTAAGAACTGTTCTCTAATATCTGTATAAGTATAGTTCATATACTTATCTAATTCTGGAATAGGTATATGACCTTTAGTAGCTTCATTAGGATCAATCATACCCATTTGAGCCATATTATTCTGAACCATAGCTAATATATTATTAACTATTTGTTGTTTCTTGTATTCATTTTTAGAATTAAATCCACCACCTGCTACAGCAAATACTTTAAAGTTAAAAGGTGAATCATACTCTTTAGAAACTAGATAATTAATCTTAGGATATATTTTAGCAAAGTTTTGCATTCTAGCAGGTTGATCCCCTAGCTCTTCACTCATACCTAATGGATCAGTAACATACTTAATATCATCAAGGTTTAAATCACCGTTAATAAGTTTATAGTTAAGCTCTTTAGAAGCAAACCTATTATTACCATTAACATCTCTCCAATTACCTATATAATGATATATAGCTTCTACACAAGCTTTTCCCCAAGCTTCAGTCTTTTCAGATCTTTTTAGTTTCTGAGGAGGAAATCCATTATAACCTGTAGTTAATTTATTAGTTATTCTATTATTAATATCACCCATTATTTCTTTATCTTTTTAAGTAAAAAACCTTCTTCTTTCACCTTCCTTATTAAAAAAGAAACCATCATAAGACTGTTTTTTAGTTTCTTCTATTTTAACTCTTTCTAGTTGTTTATTTAAAGCTAAAACTAGCTTAAATGCTATTTCTCTATCAGTATTAATTCCTTCACCAGCTGCAAGTAATTCTTTTATTAAACCTATAGAATATAAACTTTGTAAGTTTAATTTACCATTAGGTCCTTTACTTAATAACCAGTCTCTCACATAACCTTGTAACACTTCATTTAAAGCTTTATTAGCAGTGGCTCTTAAACCATAAGTTGCTGCTTCCTTACCTGAAGCTATGTTACTTAACACCTTAGGAGTTTTACATAACAAATATAACTGATTTTTATTTTCTAAATGAGTTTTAAAATTAGAATAGTTATTTTCATATAAACAAAAGGCATTATAATATAATAATAACTTTCTGGCATGTTCAAAAGTTTCATTAAAACTATCTTCTCTACCAGTATATTCAGCTACTACTTTATCTCCATCTAAATCATCATCAGTACATCTTTTATATATTATTAAACTAAACACAGAATCAGATTGTATTTCTTCTTTCTTACCTTCTGCTCCAATAGGGTCACATCCTGCTATATATTTACCTTTAGGGGGATTATCACTTGGATGTTCATATATAATTATACCACCCTTCTTATTATTCTTTATAGGGTAATCTACAGGTCTTAAATTATTATTTGGAGTAAAAACCATCTTATCATTAAGATCAGGGTCTAAATTACCCATAGTACCTAATAAAGGTTTATATGCTTTAAGAGTTTCTAAATCACCTAAATGCTCACTAAGTTGGGCTGTGGGATAAGTATTACCATTTCTTACTAAAAAGGCATGAGAGGGTATAGCAGGATCATTTTGTAAAAACATATCTAAAGTAGAGGGATCTGGTGCTGCTCTAGCCTCATCATATAATCTTTCCCATTCTTTCTTAGCAAGATCTTCTTTAGTGTTACCTAACTCATCTTTAAATCCTAGTACTTTCCATCTAGGTACAAAATAACCTATGTTTCTATCTTTATTCTCCCACTCATCTTTAAAATATACACAATTATATTCTTGAGGATTCTCAAATATATACTTAGCCTCAAAAGAAGCACCATTTAAACCCATATCACCAGAAGTACCTGTTAACCAAGTAACTCCAAATTTATCTCCTTCTATTTGAGTACAGTTTTTAACCTGACCCATTGTAAGTTTTAAGTTATCTTGAAAGCCTATTTCATCTATTAATATAAAAGCAGATCTGTGACCATTAGCAGCTTCTGGCTTATTGAAGAAAGTAACATGTTTTATAAAACTTCCAGATCCTACTTTATCCCAACCTTGGTTTACTTTAGTTTCAAACTCTGCTTTTAAACCTGTAGCACTTGCTTTTAAACTACCTGTATAAGCTTTAACTATTGGACTTGGGTATCTTACACCATTATAAGTTTGGCCTCCTCTAATCTTCTCATAACCTATCCAAAAATCATCAACTACTTTATTAGAATACTTACTGTCTATTGAAGATATGACAGCATTAGACTTCATAGGAAAAGCTACAGGCTCACCTGTCTCTAATTCCTTTTCTAACTTCTTTTGTTTCCAAATCTTTATATCTTTAACACCATCAGTTAAAAATGTATAAGCTACTAAAAATGCACCTAATTTTGTCTTTCCTGACCCTCTTGCCTCAATAGTAATAACATTTTTACACTGATTATTATATAAAGGTCTACCTAAATTACCTTTATGTAGTTTGTTAATATAATCTTTTACAGTAAGATATTTCCTTTGATCCGAAGTAGTTTCTTCTCTAGTTGTAAATTCACCTGTAATAGTATTATTTTGTAACTTAAAAATAGCTTCATCACAATGAAATTCAGCATCATCTTCAAAACCACTAAATCCTCTAGCTTCTTCAAATAAATGAAACTTTTCCCACTCTACATCTCTTATACTAGGATTAACATAAACCCCTTTGGCTTCTATAGTCCAATAGTTAGTATAAGCAAACATAGGTCCTGAAATAAAACAATTACCTATCCAGATACCTTCAATGATTTTTCTCATCTCTTCTTTCCAGTAAGTAGTATATTCTTCAGTTCTAGGAAGAAATCTTTCTAGTTTGGTTTTTATTAAATTAGGGTTTATAGTAGACCTTCCCATTATCCTAATAATCCTCCTCTATCACTCATTGAAGTTTCTACACCACCTATAGCTTTATTTTCCTTATCTTTAGCTAACTCTTTAGCAATAAGTTCATAATCTTTCCAAGCCTTAACATTACCTGCTTGAAGAGCTTCTAGCATTTCCCAAGTACCTTTTACAAGTTTTTGTCTAGTACCTGAATTAGTTTCTATTTCAACATATTCATCTACAGTATATTTATTTTCAGACATAAACTGTAATTTCTCATCCATTTTTTCTTTCCAGACTCTTAACATTCTCATAGGATGGGTCTCACAAAGTTCTAAATATAAAGATTTTAAAGTTTTATGTAAATTATCTTCTTTAGTAAGAAACTCATTAGGTAACATGGTTTGAAGTTTTTGTAGTTTAGAACTATAAGATAAGTTATTAAACTTACTATCAGGATCATACATTAATACTATAAACCATAATATGTTTGAATACTCCTTCTTATACTTTTCTTTAACTTGTTTAAATTCTTCAATAACAAGATATTGAGGATTTATTTTAAAGAAATCTTGTTCAGGAGAAAAATCATTTACTTGAGCCATAATTATTTATAATTTGTAACAACTTCTTCTAATTCCCAAATTAATTCATAAATACAATTATCTGAATCTTCATTACTACATTTTAACTTACTTTCTATAGAATCATAGTATACAAATGCTCTATCATCAAATTTATTTATTGCTTTATAAACCTTATTTCTATCACTTGGTTTAGTGTATATTTTAACTAATTCGTTTAAACTATATAATGTTATTTGTGTGCTCATAATTATTAATTAATTCTACTTGATAATCTTTTAACTTACTAAAATCTAAATCTTTATAATCCCATCTTTCTAAATGAAATAATCTATGACAGTTGGGGCAAAGAGGTATACATTTCTTAACCTCATTACTTACTAAAGCCCAACTCTTACTTTTTATAATAGTAGAGCTTAAACCAAAGCTTTTAATACTAGGATCTATATGGTGAAGTTCTAACATCTTAACATCCCCTTTAAACCCCTCACATTTAACACAAGAATCTCCTGTAATAACAAAGATATTATTTCTTACCTTATCCTTATGTACCTTCTGTCTACTTGGTTTATTAATATCTTCTACTCCCATTTATCTTTAGGACATTTACACTCCATACAACTAGTTTTCCACTGAATAAAACAATTACATACTCCACATCTAAGGGATTTAGTAGTATTGTCAAACTTAATAACCTCACATTCTTTACATGTTTTTAGCCTCATAGAGATAAGATCTTTCTTCTCTTGAGGTAATAGATCAACTCTATGGAGAAGATTGTTTACAGCACCATTTATTATATTTAGAGAATTACTTTTCATAACTTTCTATTCTCTTCTATCTTTCTAGTTCTATAGGGTACATAACCTTCTATATTGTGATAATCAATCTTTCTCTTTCTATCTACTTTATCAGTAAACCATTTAGTACTTTCTTCTTTAGTAGATTCAAGTAATTGTTCAATCTTAATCTTAGAAGCTTTATCCTCTTGTATATAAGCAGTGGTAAGTAATTCTCTAGTTATAATACTATCTTTAAATTGATTAAATAAGGTAGTTACTTCTTCTCTATAAACTTCTACATCACTAAAAGTAGTATGGAGGGATCTAGCATTATTATAAAATAACCAGTTATGATTAATAATAGTACTATTTAATTTGTAAACACCTTTACCTAAATCACCTTTTCTATTCTTTATACAAAATAAACATCTCTCATCTTCTAATAGATCTTTCCATATCTGAATCCCAAAAGTACCTAGATTAGGTATACTAACATATTGTTTATTCTTCATTTGTCTATGAAGCTCATCAAACTGAAATCTAAATATATATTCTACTAGATTATCAGTTATAATAATACTTTCTTTCTTCATCATTTCAGATACTTTAGTAAACACACTATTAGTATCTATATACTTATATGTTAAGTCTTTATTAGCCAATTTGAGTAAATTTAAAGGTTAACTCATCTTTAGGTATTAAGTCATTATTAATTAAATTACTAATAATTACTTTCTTACCTCTTAATAAACTAACATAAGTATTAAGTGTTTTAGGATCAAGTTTAAAATAAGTACTCATCTCTTTTCTCATCTTAGTACTTAACATTAACTCATTAATATCATTCTCTTCTAATCTTCTATTAGTATAATCTAATTGTTTTTGAATTAAGTAACTAACTAATTCTAACTCTTTCTCACTAATAGGATAGTATTTATCTAACAATTTACACCATAGTTTTATATGATGATCTATTGTTTGATATTTTAGTTTTACTATTTTATTGTTGCTGCTGTTGCTCATAATAAATATAACTAATAGTTATCTCTCCAACATTTATATCTATTTCTAAAAAGTAAAGATTATTATGTTCTCTACACATTGATTCTAACCTCTTCTCATATAATATAAAGTCATTAAAAGCAAAGTCTATATCATCAAATACATAAGTATCTACTAATATCTCTCTAGGAAATAAATCTAATCCCATTGCTTCATTAATATCAACTCTATAATCAGAGTATAACATAATATTTCTATATTGTTTATTACAAATATATATGCTATTTTTGAGAAAACAAATTTTATGAACATAAGTAACAGTAATAAAAAGACTAAGACTAATAACTCATTCTTATTAAAACAGAATAAAGAGTTAAGAGATGATATAGATTTATTAATAGGATTACCACAAGGTCACCCAGTTAAAAAGGCTATAGAGATTAAGTATACTCAAAACTTAACTAAAACTCAATTTAAAGAACTTATAATTAGTATAGCTAATAATGAGTGGAAATTAGAAACAATTAAACAAGAAGAAATTAATGACACACCAGAACAACAAGAAAACATTTCTAACTGAGTTTCAAGCTATTGATATAACTGATAATGAATTAAAGCTCTTTGCAGGTATAAATATAGAAGCTTATACTTATTTTGAAGCTGAAGAATATTGTAAGACTTATTATCCTTATTTAAAAGTAATAGGTATTTGGGAAGAAACTATAGAACTTAAAGTAGAAGGTAATATAAATTTGAATTAATAATGAACACAGAATATAATAAATACTATATTCCTGAAATAGAAGAATTTCATGTAGGTTTTGAAGTTCAATATAACGTGGAAGGTATATGGGTTAAAATTCCTTATATGATTAATTATTTAGAAGGTGATGGTTATCCTACAATTCTAGATACTCATGTTTCTATAGAAAAGAAAGTTATAAGAGTTAAATACCTTGATAGAGAAGATATAGAGTCTTTAGGTTGGAAATTATCTACTACTTCACCAGTTTATCCAGATCTTCACATGGTTTATGAAATAAATACAAACAACCCCAAAACAAGGTATGTGTTAATTCAAACTATAAACAAACCTTGGGAAGTATCTATAATAATAGAAACCCCCAATTTTGATGGAAAGTACGAGACACTTGATTGTATGAATATCAAGTTAGAACTTAAAAATAAGTCAGAGTTAGAAAAATTTATGAAACAAGCTAAAATAAGAGATTAGTATGAGATTCATAAAACCATTAAGACTAAAAACAGTAGTACTTGCTAAAGTAGAGGAAACTGAAGAGATGATTAAAGAGAAAGATCTTAAAAGACTTTTAGGTAAGTTAAGTGAGGAAGAAGAGAATACTATAGCTGTTGAAGAAGCTACTCAAGAAGTTAGTTATTATTCAATAGACTATTTAGCTAAAGATGATAATTATCCTGATAGATGCATTATATGTTCATCAGGTAATGAAGATGTAGTAGAAATGAGTAGAGATGAATTAGAAGAAGTAATAGATAAACATTATATAAAACATGGATTTAACAAATAAAGAACCAAAGAAGTCAACACTAATGGTTATTAAGAAACCAGATAACCCAATACAAGTAATAGCTAATAAACTATTTGAAGCTGAGGTATTATGTCATATGATGCATTTAGAAGCTAAAAAGAAGAATTATGCTGAACATAAAGCTTTAGAAGAGTTTTATACTGGTATAGGAGATTTAAATGATAATCTTGTAGAAAAGTCTTATGTAGAATATGGAGCATTAAATAATTACATTATTTCTATTAATTCTAGCTCTTTTAAAGCTTCAGGAGACTATTTAAGAGAAGTATATAGCCTAGTATCAAAACAAAGAGAAAGTGTCTCTGTAGGCTTTATACAACAAATAATAGATGATATATTAGATCTTACTAGTGGAGTAATTTATAAGCTTGATAATTTACATTAAATAAGTAAACAATTTTAAATAACAATAATAATGAAAGTATTAAAAGAAGGTCATTTGTATGAGTTAGATATGTTTGAGAAAACAGGAGAGTCTAACCAAAAAATACAATTTATTGAGAAAGTATTAAGTGATACAAGTTCTAATGAGTTAATTACAGTAAATAATGGAACAACTAATGAAGAAGTTTTAGAAATGTTAATTGATAGATTATCTTATTTACAAAATAAATTTCCTTGTAAAGAGAATGCTTGTTGTATTACTCATTTACAAGAAGCTTTAATGTGGTTAGAAAAAAGAACTAAGGACAGAATTAAAAGAGGAGTTGAAGGTAAACAGGTTAAGTAAATCTTTTTAAAAAGAAAAGTAAAAGAGTCTAGATTATACTAGACTCTTTTTTATTAGAAATAATCTATACTAAAAGTAATTCTATCATTATTTACATCATTACTCCATTCAATACCTTTAAAGTAAATAATAAATTTAACATCATCAGTATTATAATCATAATACCAAATCTCTTCTTCCCCTTGACATACTTTAGTTAATCTCTCAGTATTAGGTAATAAACCTAACACTTGTATTCTATTAAGTATTAAAGAGTGTTTCTGTCTTCTAATAGTATTAATTATAGAAGTTAATTGATCTGATAAATTACTAGTATCATCTATAAAACTATTCATTATTATTTTATTGTTTATAAAGTAAAGATAAATAATTCTTTTTATAAAAAGAAAAACCTAGTTGTTATACTAGGTTTATAAGTAGAGAATAAAAGAATCGAACTTTTAATTATTGCTTAGAAGGCAGTTGTTTTTCTCCCATTAAACTAATTCTCTGTATTAAGTGGTGGACTCTCTAGGAATTGAACCTAGGCAACCTGTTCTTCAGACAGGCACTCTACCAACTGAGTTAAGAGTCCTTTATTTATAGTGTGATAATGGGGATTGAACCCTATCTAACTCTTTCACAGAGAGTTGTGCTACCATTACACTATTATCACCATTTAATAGTTGTGCTTCATGGATTCGAACCATAATTAATCCCTTCAAAGGGGATCTTCCTGCCAGTTAGAAGAAAGCACAATAAGTATTATAATAAAAAAGCTCCTATATTTCTACAGGAGCTTTTTGATATCTTTATAATAATCAATATTCTACCTGTCCAAAATTATTGGATGTCTTCTTTGAAACTGATCATTATGTTGAAATCTTTTTATCATTATTTAATTTTAAAGTCCAGCAACTAGCTGAGTAGTGTGGGGGACTGAATACAAAACTAATAAACTTTTTAATTAGTTCAAACTTTTATAGAATATTTTAAATTCATTAATTCATAGCATTTAAGTATACCATATTCTTCTATAGGTATAGAATTATTAGGTTTAGCTACTTCTCCTGTTATATCATAAAATCTATTATTTAATTCAAAGGTTGCATGATCAGAATTATAAAAGATAATACCTCTAGGAAATACTGTTTTTAAGACCATACAGAACTTAATACAACTACCTTTAGTATAAACCTCCACTGAACCATCAAAAGAGTCTCTTATTTGAGATATGAGGTCTTCTAGCTGTTTATTCTCTATTGTAGGATCTTCAGTTTTAATAGGATTAATGTAATCACTATAAATATAAGAAAACTTAGTTTTACCTAATATTGTTTGTTCAAATTCTTCTATACTTATAGGAATACTAAATTCAAATAAAACTTGATTTTCTTTTTGAAAATATTCTACTCCTTTATTAAAAAACCTATAGACTTTAAAGTCTTCTATATAATCTGATAAAGTTACTCTAAAATGATTGTACTTCTTATCTTCAGTTTGAGAAGTAATAGGAATGTGATTACCAGTATTTTTAAATGATTCTAAGAATTTATTTATTTCCTTCTCATTCATAGGTTCATTATTACCTTCTAGAATATTTATAGCTTTATTTTCCAAGTGTTTTAATATTTTTTCTTGTAGTGTTTCTTTGTTCATAGTTATTTAATTCTCTTTTTAAAATATTTATCTTGGAATTCTTTATTAGTAGTTATGCTAATAAACTCTCCTTCATTTAAAGCCTCATAAGCTTCTTTAGACATAATTAAAGTGGCAGTATGGTCTTTACCTATACCTATAAGCACTTCAATAGTTTCTACAAAGTATTCAGTCTTATACCCTTCTTTATTAACATTTATTTTAGCTTTAGGAGATATCTTAATCTCTCTACCTAAAGAACTAAACTCTTTAATTTCAGAAGTGGTCCTAGATTTAGGTGATTCTTCAATTGTAATTATTTTTGTTAATTCATCCATAACAGTTATTATTTATTTAAATTTATATAAGCTGCTTGTTTAGGATCAGGTAATATTAATCCTCTATCTATTTGACCTGTAGAAGTGTATCTTGTATTATCCACTATCTTATACCCTACTATTATTTCTTTTCTAGAAAGATCTACAATATCTGGCCTACCAGTAAAATAAGTATGTTCAATATCTATATTAAATATTCTTTCTAAATCAAACAAAGAAGTATTTTCTATTAAGTCTTTAATAGCTTGTTTTACAGCTATTTCTGTAGCATTAGGAACATTATTTAAAAACTCATTAGTTACTACTTGTGAGGATCTATAATCTTGTAAAGAGGGTTTACTATCTTTCATATTGTTTTTATAATTTTATATTCAAAAATATAAAAATGTTATTATAATTCATAAAATATTATAATTTTTATTTTTTTTTTCAATTTTTCAATTTTTGTTTATATAAATATATTTACTGGACTATCCAATCTTATCCCCCCATTAGAGTTTATGAGTACCTAGGGTATGGTACTTTTTAACTAAAAATCAACATTATTATGGCTACAACTACTGCAACTAACGTTGCTACTTTACAAATAGGTACATCATACACTATGAGTATCACAGGCTTTACTTATATCAAGGAATATGCTCTTATTAAGGGCAAGGAGAGTACTACTGGTGAAGCAATGAGTGTTATCATTGGTGATAAGTTATCCTTTGGTATGAGAGATATGTTTGAGCTTAAGAACTCAAATGGTATTAGAGCTATCTACAGAAAGGATACTGTGAGTAATGGTGTTACTTACAAACAATTTCAACTTGAGGAGATACTGTTTTAAACAGTATTTTCCTCTTTACTAAGTATTCAATAATCATTTAAATAATAATCACATGTTATCTCCAATCATATGTTAAGAAATAGTTATTTCATAGGCTTTGTAATTAACTACATAGCCTTATTAGTTCTTTGTTTAATCATTAATATTATGTCCAATGGCTGCTCACTTTAAGATTTCAGGTCAGATTATCATAGCTATCTCAGAAAGAGAGGCTATAAGGCTCTATAATGAGCGTAATGCTAAATAATAACTTAGGGAGATTAGCTTCTCCCTTTAAACTCTTTATATTATGATAGTATATCTAGTAATGCAAGAAAATAGAATAGTTCAAGAATTTGATAGTAAGGAAGAAGCTGATCAATTCTGTGCTATATGTAATGAATGTACTCAAGATAATGGAGTATATTTAGTTGAAGAAGCTTTAGTAGCTAAATAATAATACAGTCCAACAAGTAATTCTACTATTGTAGTGTTGTTGGACTTATCTAAGACTTTTCAGTTTACATAACTGAACGTCTATATCTTATAATTGATTAATACAATAAGATAATAGATGATGGATAATGTATTAATCCTATATCAAAAGGTGAGTTTAGTAGATATGATGTAGTATATAACTAAACACATAACCCTAGTTAGTTGTAACTAGGGTTATTTTAACTTATCCTGAATAATCATACTTAGTAACACATTGATCTGGGTATTTATTTAATCTATCTCCTTTAAATATCATATCAGGGTTAATCCAATATACATCTGCTTTAATAGTAGGAGTTAAGAACTCTTTTAATACTAAGTCTACAATAGCTTTCTTATAAGTATCAATAGAAGTTATATTATTCTCTTCCATATACATCTTCTTATTAATCCAAATATAGTCTTGTGCATTAGTTAATTGATACATTACCCAAAGTAATAATTCTTTAGCTCTTGGACTCAATTGATTAGTTATAAACCTTTTCTCAGGAGTACAGAATAGTTTAGTATGAGAAGTATACTCTACTTCAAATGTAGCAGACTTATAATGACCTTGATCATCTTTAGCTATTTTACCAAACTCTTTTCTTACCACTACAGGTATTACTAGTTTCTTAACAAATGGATTAGCTCCTAATTCTTCTGGTAAAACATGTGGTTTCATTGCTCTCATTTCTACTATTATTTTAGTGACACATTAAATTATGGTACAAATATCACTATTATTTTAGTAAATTACTAATTAAATAGTGTATTTTTAGTATATATTTTGAGTAATTTGAATCCAATCACTAGAAAAATAGTTCTAAGATTATAGGATAAGTAATTGATACTCATATTACTATGAGCATATTTTAACAAACTCAATCTGTATAATATTAAGTATTATATAGATCCATTCTGGATAATTATCTATCTATTTTAGATATTATTTATGGTAATGTAGTGGTTGTATAATCAATATAATACAATAATTAACCAATTCTCAACAATTAATAAACTAAAAACCCATATAACAATGAACTATACATTTGATAACTTCCATAAATCAACATTTGCTGTATTTAAAGGTTGTAAAAAACCTAAAAGAACACCTGATTATATATCACAGAATAAACAAGGAGAAGTATCTTCTGAATATTGGTATGGTGAAAATAATAAAGGTAAATACATTATTAGGTATTCTACTCATTGGAGTAACCTAAACAATAGTAATAAAAATGATATAACTTGTGGTAATATAAAATCTTGTTATTGGCAATTACAGGTTCCTAATGTTAGAGGTGAGAAAGAGTTATTTAAGGTAAGAAACTATACTGATGAAGAGGTATTAATATTAAATGTTAATATTAACTCATGTTGTGGTAAGCAATATCTATCTAATTTTAAAGGTAGAGGTTAATTAATAGTCTTTATGGAACAGCTCTGTTGAAAGGATATATACAACTGTTTATGAGTTTTTACTATACAAATAAAAACCCCACTTTTGTTAGATTAAGTGATATTTTGAGAACTATTATACATACTAACAGTTTATAATAGATAGAATAAACTATTGAAATTTAGTCAATATTAATATTGGAATTGGTTACTAGACACCAAGCTTACTTTTAAATAACTAAATCAAAATCAATCATATAACAAAATGATAACAAATTTTAAAATAGGAGATAGTTTTTACATAATTGATAGTAGTGATGAAGCAAAAGTTTCAGGTAGCGGTAGAAGAAGGAAGAGAAAAGTTATTGTTATAGGTATATTTTATGAAGGTCTTAAACCAAATTGGAAAGAATCATATACAATAGAAAAATCCTTAGAGGGTAAAGTAAAAATGATTCAATTTGGAGCAGAAAATAGGTGTAACTATCTAGGATGTGTAGATTTCACAAAAAGTGAGGATGAGTTTATAAAAGAAATAATAGAAGACTCAAAGCTTCTGCCAGAATACAGAAAATATGAATTTCCTGTGTAAATAATAACTAAATCAAAAACTACTAATATTATGAGTAATAAAAAGATAATAGTTGTTAACAAAACTATTCAAAGTTCAGAAACTAGAACAAAAGCTTTAGACTGGTTTAATAGCCTCTCTTTAGAAGAGAAATTCTATCAAGTAATACCTTGGTTAAGACTTAAAGGATTAAATGTTACAGATAGACATCCTAATAGTTTAACTGGTAGAGAAATAGAAGATATATACTTAAATAAAAAATAATGAAATATTTAGAACCTTTAACAATAATAGCTTTCTTTTTAGGAGTATTTGTAGCAAAACAATTAAATAAATGTCCTATTAAACAAGAATATACAATAGAACTATTATTAAATGATAGTTGTAAAGTATATAACAATATTAATGTAAAGACTATTAAGTTTGATAGTTTACAAGTTTATATAGAAAGAGATAATCAATAACTAAAACAACATAATATGTGGGTATTAATAGAATGGTATGAAGATAGACCAAAAATAATAGAAACTTATCTTATTGAAGATAAATGTAAAATAGCTTTACAATATCATAGTAATAAAAGTAGTATATATAAGTATACTATAGAATTAATAGGTAAACCAATATAATATGACCTTACTAGATAAAATAGATATTGTACTTAAGAAGTATAATAATGGTAAGGATAATAGTTATTCTGATGATATGAAGAATATGTTTGATATGAGTAGAACTCATTTAAATATACATATTGGTAAAACATGTATAGTTGATGTTAAAACAAAAGAAAGTTTCTCTTTACAAGAACTAATAGGTATTTGTATATTAGATAATAATCCAGACTTGTTTAAATAATTATGGAATCAGATAATAAATTAACAAAAACCCAACTAGAAGAATTAATCAGATGCTTTGAAGAAAAGTCTGCATTAAATCCTAGTTGGAGAAAAGGTCAAACTTGGTTTAATTGTCTTAATAAATTATATCCAAGTGTAGCTAATTCTATTAGAACTACTAAAAATGATCCTTTTTATAGAGATGATAGAATTGATGATTTCTTTAAAGCTATAACAATATAACTATGAAAAGATTAATAACAATAAGTTTAAGTTTAATATTATTATCACCTATAGTCTCTCCAAGATTTCATGGGATTATATTTGATGATTATTTTCCACTTCATTTAATATATACTTTTATAATGGGATATGTAGTAGCAACAGGTATAATGCATTTATTAGAAGAAAATTAAATTTATGAAACTAATAATAGCAGGTCGTAGAGATTTATATACAGAGAAGTATACCTCATAAAGTAATTAAGTATTAAGGTATTAATAAGATGCTAGGACTCTTGGTTCAAATCCAATACTAACTGTTATAGTAATATAATAAGTAGGTAGATGATATCTTGGAAGAAGTTTTAGCTAAGTAGAATAGGATATTTAAAGCTACTGTTCTTATTAATATCTTTTAAATATTAAATAACCTAAGTTAGGAAATTATGCTAATATCTATCTAATAGTACTTAATTATTAGATAGATATTTTTACAACTAAAATCAAATAAAATTTCAGAAAAACTAAATAGTAATAAAATGAACAATAATAAAAAACAATTAATCCCAATAATATCAATATTTATTATAGCTATACTAGGTATAAGTTGTAATAATTCAAATGATAATAAGTCAGTAACTCCTGATTATAATCAGTTGTTAAATGGTGAATATATACCTCTATCAGATACTAATCAATACTCACATCAAGCTATAGATACTGTTGTATACACATCTATAATGCTTAGAAATGATGTTGATTCTATTAGAGGAGATGTATACTATAATTACATTATATCTAATAAGATAATTAAAAGAGCTAAAGTTGATAAGTTTAATGCTGATAAAGTTTGGTTTTTTGGTAATAATCAATTTAAATATAAGGATAACATAATTATTGAATTTATATTATTTCCTTTTGGTAGTAATATAGGTAATAGATATTATAAAGCTAATTACATTAAAAAGAAATAATTATGAGAATAATTACACCAAATAAAGAAGCTATAAAAATGGGACAAGCAATGCCTATAATATTAGTATTAAGTAAGTTTACTATTATTCCTAAAAATATAGTAAATACTTATGCTTATATGAATGAGGTATATTTAAACACATTAAATTAAAGACAATTACTTTGGAGAGTAGTTTAAACAAAGAGTTTATTGATTTAAGTAGGCTAGTAATTATGTTATTAGCTTACTTTTTTATTTATAAAGAAGATTTAGTTTAAGTAGGAAAAACTTATTTATATATTATGGAGATTTAATATTCTTGTTGAGATAATGAGATATTAGATTTAATAACCTTAGGCATATCCTTTCGTTTGGGCAGCTTTTTCTGAGTTTAACACACCATAACTATAATAATAAATAAATTAAGGTTCGAAACCTTGAGTCTTCGCTACAGATTTTAGTTAAAAATGATTTATACACCAAATAACCTATAGTTTATAATTATAGGTTATTTCTTTTTAAAAAGATTAATAAGTTTAAATAATATAAAAATGGATAGTAATAGTGTACAAAAAGAATTGAAAGAACTTCCTGAGTTTTGGTGCATAAAAGGCTGTAAAGAACTTGGTGATTACATCACAGAATATGAAAAAATTAATGGTGTTAATATTGGTGTATTTGGGTCACTAACTGATTACTATTATTTTTTAGACAATAGAAATAAACTATCAAGTTGGAATGGTTCAAAAATACTAATTGGAGGTTTCACAGAAATATCATTTGAAGATTTTAAAAGATTAGTATTAAAACAAGAAACAGAAATGATAACAAAAGAAGAATTCAATAATAATACTCAAATCAAAATAGATAGAAAACTTGTTAATACCTATTTTGAGGCTGCTACAGACACTCAAAAAGAGTTTATAGTATCTAACTTCAAAATAGATGGAAGTACTACTGTAGGGTCTATAAAAGGATTATATGACTTAGCTTGTGAAGGTTGGAAACCTAAAATTAAAGCTAATCATCCAGATTGTTTTAAAGGAGATAAAGTTTGGAAAAGAGAAGTATTAAATGATAATGAAGCTAAGTTTTATTTTATCACAGACACAACTAAGGGAGAGTTTACAGTAATGGATTCTATTAATGAAAAGACAAATATTAATTATGTATTTTCATCTAAAGAAGAAGCTAATAATAATGTTCTATTATATAACACTATGATGCTCATGAGAAATTGGGCTAAGTTTTATAATGAAGTTGATAATTTTAAAGCTAATTGGAGTTCATCAAATAGTGATAAATCTGGTATAGAATTAAATAATAATAAAATAGATTGTTTTACAAGAGCAAATACAAATGCTTTTATATTCCAAATATCAGTAGCTACTTTAGAAAGAGCAAAAGAAATGTTAGCTGAATTTAAAGATGATTTAAATAGGTTAATAGAATTAGGAATGTTTAATTAATAAGTAATTTAGTAGGTATACAGTTGTATACCTATCTTTTAATGTAGCTCTAGGTGATAGTAGAACTGTTGTAAGCCAGTTAAATACAGAACAAAAGTAACTAGATAATTGAATAAAGGAATTATCAGCAGAAACCAGCTAAATAGGTTTGATTAATAAATAATTACTAATAACAATAATAATGAATACTACTAAAATTTTAAGTATTAAAAGAATTAATGATTCAAATGGTAAAGCTAACTATTCTCTTACTTTTCAAGGCAGATTAGAAGGATTGGCTCAAGAACCATCATTACTAAGTCAATTAAATTTTGATGATGCTAGATTTAATATCTCTAAGCCTCAATTAGCTTGGATTAATAAAGCTAGTAAAGAAGGTATTGAGAAAACTTTTGGTATTACTACTTTTCCAGTAAATGTAGGAGATGTATTAGAGCTTAATATAGAAGCTAAAACTATATCAGGAGCCCCTATTTATCTTCAGTTGAATGAAAGTACTATTATACCTAAAAATGTAGCTCTAAAGGCTACTGATGAAGTAGAATATACAACAGCTGTTCTTAATACTTGTAAACAAAGAGAAGAAAATGGTGTATCAATGTATTATCTAAGTACTGAAGGAAAAGCTATTTTTAGAACTATTGATGTGGTTGACAAAAAACCTACTCATAGATCAGTAGAAATGCTTAAAGATTCTGAAGGTAAGACTAAACAACTCACTCAAGATGAGTTCTTAGATAATTGTGTTACTCTTCAAGATAGAGTAACTGCTATGGTAACAGCTTAATAAGTAATTATAATAAAGACCTTCTAGTAGAAATATTAGAAGGTCTTATTTATTATGTCTAACAACAAAAGAACTACTCACTTACAAAAGAAACTATTTAAATATATTGGTAAAAGTCAATTATACAAATATGTTTATATAAGACAAAATACAGCTACTAAAGAGATTAAATATGAAGGAAGATTAATAGGTAAAACTATAGGTCAAAATATTCAAATATTTAATACTGAAAGAGAGGCTGCAATATTTGTAGACAAAATACTACTACAAAATAATAAACCATCAGTAAATATTTTAAAACTAAAATAATGAAATCACTAGAACAAATAGCAAAAGAATATAAATCAAATACTATTGATGGTAGAGACCTAAATAGATTAGCTCAATTTATACCATTTAATATGTTAAGTAGCTTTGGTTTAGAAGCTAAAGAAGGGGTAACAGAAGAATCTTGGAATAGTAAAGTAATAGAGTTTTCAAAAGAAAATATATTAAAACAACTAGAAAGTGATGTATCTTTTGGGTTTGAAAAAGCTCTAAATCAAAGAGGTTTATCAGCAGGTATGATGTATGAAGTAGTTAGTATGTGGAATTGGGTTTTAGAAGAAGGTTTAGAAAACTTTAATTCTTATTCTTACTATGGATTACCTCTATTTAAAGCAACTGCTAATAAATATGGATTTCCTGATGAAATTGAAGGTGAAGAAGGAGATGAATATCATTTTAATGAGTAATAATAATTATGGAACTATTTACAGTAGAACAAATTAGAAACTACATAAAGTCTAAAGATAGTTTAGGAGATATATTATATTTCTTATCAGAAGAAAATATAATTAAAGCTAATACAGTAATTAAAGTAGAAGATACAACTGAAGTAGAAGAAATAATTGAATAACTAAAATGATCAAGAAACTATTAATATTAACTCTATTTATACTAGGTATAAGTAGTTGCGTTGACCAAGTTACTTATAAAAGAAGTAGTCTAAGAACAGAAGTAACTGATAAACAGTTACATAAAGAATTTGATACTTTATTAGTTATTAAAGAAGGTGAAGAATATCACATTTTTAATAATAAGACTAATAATTATATAGCTTCAACTTATGGAGATTGTACTGAATACATTATATTTTGTATAGTAGTATTTACACTAATAGGAATTTACATTGGATGGAATTGTTGTAAAGATTTTAGAGATTAATATAATTAATATGAAACAAAGAACTAGAATTACTACTAAAAATCAATTAGTTTGTAGAACTATTGATACTATAAAGTTAATGACTGAAGAAATTAATTGTAAATATAACCTAACTAATGGTCAAACTGTTGTAGGTTATAATATTGGTACTAATATTCAAGTATTTATTAATAGTAAAGATATTGAACAAACTAGTACTAAATTGTATTTCAACCCTATTGCTAATAAAGTTAAAACTACAAATCCTAGTGAACCTGCTGAAGGAACTATTAGTACTTATGTTTATTATGAGAACGGTATTCTAAAAGTAGGTATTAATAGAGAAGTAGTTTGTTTTAATAAAGCAGTTAATAAGAGATCTTGTATTAATCCTAATAGGGTTATTAATGAGCAATCTTATAAAGCTTATTCAACTACTCATAACAAGAATAGAGCTATTAGAAATATTCAATTAAATATTGAATCTAATAGTATAGAAAGTTATGTTGAACAATCTTATGGAAAATTAATAGAATTAAAAACTAATAAGATTCTAAAAAGAATGGAGAGTATTAAAGCAAGTAAAGTAATTACTGAATTAGTTAGTAAATAACAGAATAGACTATCTACTTAATTGTAGATAGTCTTTAATTTTAATGATTATATGGGTTTAAATGTAAAAGATTTAATAGAAGGTAAGATTTATATTAGTATTAGTTCAAGTAATAATGGGTTAATTATATTTAAAGCTAATAGAAATGAAAGATTAAATATATGTTATTACATTAGTTTTATTAATGTAGATACTAAATCTTTTATTCTAGATGGATGTTTTAATACAGAAAAAGCTCTACAAAACATAAGAGAAGCTACTCAAGATGAAATTGAGTGGTTAGAAGCCTGTGAAAAGGCTAATAAATATGTTGATAAACCAGTTAAACCAGAGTTTATAGTTGGTAAATGGTATAAAGTAACTTCAGGTAGAGGAATCTTAAATAAACCTTGGTATATAAAATATAAAGGGTTTATAGATGGTAAACACAGATCTACAGATTATATTAAAGATAATTTAACTTTTTGTAAAACTACAGAAGGTTCTTTTGGTGATGAGGGTTACTATGCTTTTACTTTAATTGATATTTCAGAAATTCAACAGTATCTTCCTGAAAATCATATAGATAGATTACCAATTAAACAATCTTTAAAAGTAGGTGATAAAGTAAAAGTACTTAGAAGAGCTGAAAGAGATGAAGAAGGTTGGAATAATACTTGGATGGCATCAATGAATGATGCTATTGGTAAAGTCTTTATTATAGAAGAAGATAATGAAAATAAAGGATTTTTATTAAATCATAAATCAGAATTAAACTTTCCAAAACATGTTTTAGAACTAGTTGTTGAATCTAAATCAGAATATCTTAAACCAGAAGAATTAGTTGAAGGTGAATGGTATATACTTACAACTACTTCTAATTCAGAATTCAAAGCTCTTGTTAAGTTTAAAGAAATAAAAAATAAATCTATATTATATAAAGGACAATATTATAACTATAATCTTGGTAGTAAATGTGGTAATAATCCTCAAGGTTTATGTAGTGTAGATAATATAGAAGAATTATTACCCGCAGACCCTCAAGAAGTTCTTAAATATTTTCCTGAAGAGAAGATTAACAATAAACTTACTTTTGAAGAAGCTTTAATAGAATGTAAAAAGAGATACCTTATTGGTACTAAGTTTTATGGTGTGAACAAAACATCTCCTGATGGTGATTTTGGACAAATTCATATAATTAAAGGTGACAACTTTGTTGAGTATAAAAAGGGTATTTATAAAGATAAAGAAGCTATTGCAGAATGTAATACTTCAGGTATTTTATGGTATAATGGAGTATTTGCTGAAATAGTTGAAGAATCATTATCTGTTGTAGATAAATTAAAACCTTTACAAGAAGAAAAGTATAATCAAATAAGGGAAAATACTTATTCAGCTTTAACTTCTCATAAACCAAAAAGAACTAAACTTCAATTATTTGAAGATTTAAGTTCTATTGTACCAGAAGAATTAGTAGTATTAACAGTAAAAAGTAAAATAAATAAAAACAATAAAAAGTAAAATTATGGCAACACCAAAGAAAGTAACAAAAGTAAATCAAGTAACAGCTCCTAGTCAATCTTTTAGAGATCAAGTACTTAGTGAAATAACTAAATCACCTGAACAAAAACAAATAGAACAAGTTGATGATCAAATTGAAGATTTTAGCTTTGCTATTGAATCTGAAATTAGAGAACTTGAAGATGAGATTAAAGTAGCTGAAAAAGACCTTAAAAGATCAGATAGAGATGTTGTTAGTGCTGAAAAAGAGTTACATAAAGCTAAATTATCTATTTTAGGTAAATCTTTTGATACTTATATCTCTAATATTAATTCTGCTAAATCAACTATTAAAGCAGCAAAAGACAAACAAAATAACTTTAAAGTTAAGATAGAAAATCAAACTAAAGTTCTTGAACAATACAAAGAACTTCAAGAGATGTTTAAATAATAAACATGGTTGTATTTTTAAGTGTAAGTCAAATAGGTTTAGTTATTTTAGCTAAACCTATTTCTTTTAATTATAAAAATTATGTGTCAAACAGAAGTAGGTAAATCAATTAATATAACTTCTATTGCTACATTACTATTTATTATATTAATAGTAGTAGTATTTAATGGGTTAAAAAGTGGATATAATCATGTATATACTAAAGGTTATTGTGCTGGTAGAGATTCTGCTAGATTACAAATAGCTAGAATACAAAGTGATACTAGTAAAGTAACTTGTAAACCAATAGATGATGAGTAATTTATGTAATGAAAATAATTTTAATGTAGGATTAGTAGTTATAATGAGTATTATAAGCTTAGGTGGGTTTATCTGTGCAACCATTAATCTAAAAAACTCTTTTACATTTAAAACAGATTGGTCTAAACTATGGAAAGATATTAAAACTTTTCTAGTTATTCTTTTACTTTTAAGTATAGGTTGTGGTATTTTATCTGGAATTATTTGGTTAATAGGCTGGTTAATTAAATTAATAGTATGTTAGAATTTATATCAATAAGTTTATTAATAGTTTCCAATATCATTACTTTAGCTATTCTTAAAAAGAATAAAACTGTATATGATATTGATGTAGAATATTATGAAAAGAAACTAAATGAATTAATGGAGTTAAGAGCAATTTATACTCAACAAGAGAAACTAAATAATAGCTTAAATAAAGAAATTAAAGAACTTACTGAACAGATAAAAACTCAGAAACAAGCATTAATACTTTATGATAGAGAGTTAAAAGATTACAGAACTACTAAGAATTGTACAAGTAAGTTAAATTTAAAAAGCTAAAACAATGAGTAAAACATCATTAAAGAACAACATTCAATTAAATAGAACTAGCTATTTAAATAAAAGAGAAATAGAACAGTTTGAGTATAATATCTCTATTCATCAAGAAGATATTAAGAGAAGAAAAGAAGCTTCTTTAGATAAAGAATCTCAAAAATATTCCCATAAAAAGAATAAATAATTTGATTTTAGGTTAAATGAACATAGGTTTAAACAGCTATAGGTTAATTACTTATAGTTGTTTCTTTTTAAATAGAAGATTATGATCAATAAACAATATGGTGAATTACCAACAGTAATAGATACTATTGATATTAAGTGTAATGAGATTATGTGTTATCAATATATGCCTATTAAATTAGCTAATAAGCCTTGTATGACAGGATATGTAGAAGAAAGATTGTGGTTATTCAATGATTTAATAATAAAAGCTATTACTGATTATATAACTCAATTTGGGGAAGATAATTATAACAAACAATATATCTATCTAACAGTAAAGCATAGATATCAATCTAAAGATAATCCTTTAAATAGAATAGGTTATCATTCTGATGGTTTTGGTACTGATGATATTAATTATATTTGGTATGATAAAAACCCAACTATATTTAATGAATCCAACTTTAATCTAAGTAATGATCATAATAAATCATTAATAGAAATGAATGAGCAAGCACTACCTCACTTTGAAACTACTTATCCTGTTAATACTCTACTAAGATTAAATCAATATTGTATACATAAAGTAAATACTGATAATATTGAAGAAGGTATGAGAACATTTGTTAAAATTAGTTTTAGCAAAGATAAATATGATCTTATAGGTAATACTCATAACTATAAATTAGACTATAGATGGGAAATGAAACCTAGAAATAAAGATAGAAATGTCCCACAATCAATAATAAGTTAATAAGAATGGGAGCAGCAGATTATACAAAAGATATTGATTTTATTTTAAAAAGAATAGGTGAACAAAATAAAGAATTTGATTTTATTTGGGAAATGTTTAGTAATAAATCTATAACTAAAGATAGATATGACGAATTATTTGACTCAATATGGGAAGTCCTTAATTACTTTACAGGTTTAAAAAATGAATATTATGGAATCTAAAATAGAATATGTTAAATTTCTAGAAAGAATCAAACAACTCCCTTTATGTGAAAGATGGAGACTAGCTAGTGAGTTTAAAAGAGTAGAAGCTAAAATGAAAAGAACTGAATTAAATAATAGAATAGTTAAGTATATAAGTTATGGTACTTTAGCTTTTGTAGTAGGTATTATAGGATTTAGTTTATTAAAGTTTATAATTTTAACTATTTTACAATAATGATTGAGAATCTAATAGTAATAATCTGTATATTAATATTTGTAGGTAGTATTTATCTTTTAAATAGGTATAAATCAGTTAATGACTTTAAGTATTATTATAAAGCTTTAATTCTTAATACTATAAAGAAAGAAATAACTAAGAATAATAATACTGATGTTAATGAGATAATTAAAGTAGATCAGTTTCTAGTATTAAGATTAGTTCACATGTATTCTAAACATAATTTCTTAGAGCTTTGGTTTAGTTTTAAACCTTTGGTATTAAGAAGTTATTTTAGTAGAGATGAGATAAAATTACTTGGTAGAAAGGTTAAACAAGAAACTGAGTCTATTGAAGAGATAATAAGTGAATATAATAAAATAGGTTGTGTAATTTAAACAATAAATAATAATGACAAGAGAAACATATAATTGGGCAGTAGATACACTTCTAGATGCTTATAATGAAGGTAAATTAAAACATGGAGATTGCGCTGCTTGCGCAGTAGGTTCACTTTTAAATACTCCTGTTTGGAGTTATGACTTTCAAACAGCTTATGGTGAACAATATCAAACTAATGATATTCATCCTGATATAAGAGAAGAGTTAGGTATCTGTAATTATTATAAAGATTTTCTTTCTAAAAAAGAAGTTAGTAAAATTAGAAACTTCTTAGATAATTTATATAAAAAACATGGGTTTACTGGAACAGAGTTATCTCAAATAGAATATTCATTTGAAACTTCTTTAGGTAATGAGAAGGAATATGACAGTTTATATAAAACTAAAGAGGGTCAATTTATAGGTCTTACAGCAGTTCTTAAATTAATGAGTACTATGGTTACTGAAGATACTATATCTGAAGAAACTATTAATAGTAATCAAGAAAGATTAGTAAAAGTGTTTGAAAAAGTAAATATTTAATAAAAAAGTAACCCTATTAACTATTAGGGTTACTTTTATTTTTACTTATTAAATCTACAACATTAGTAAACTTATCTACTATTACCTGTGGATTCCATAATAATACTAATCCAAAAGAACTAACTAATATTGGTACATACCATTCATCAGTATAATCTTTATGTACTGTAGTGATCATTGGTAATATGTATATTAATCCTCCTAAAAATAAGAAGAATATACCTGCTATAAAGATTACTCTTTTAGTGTTTGTGTTGATTCTTCTCTGAAGTGCTGGACTCATTATGATTAGATTTTGATTTTAAAGGCATGAATTTATCTAGTAATAGAAATGTAAGTCTGAGTATAAAAGCTCCTCCTATAAGGCTTATAAACCTCATTAGCATGTGTATTAAATCAGGATAGATAATCTCCCATAAAGAATTACCTACTATACTTATCAGTATGCTTTTTATCCATAAAGATCTACCATCATGTAAATGGTGATGATGATCATTAATTATATGGAGTATTTTCAATAGTTTTGATTGTATCATAATTATGTTATTTGTTGTTATTTACTGGTTTAAAATATAATTCAGCTTCAGCTTTACGCCTATTTACTAAACCTTGTAGTACTTTTTTATCAGCCATCACCCACTTCATAATTTCTTTTTTAATTTGTGGGTCATTTGGATTATTATTAAGTACTTTAAGTAAAGTAGATGATTTTAAAGAACCTTGTCCTAAGTTATACACCCATGAAGTAATCGCCGAAAATTGGTTAGAATTTATATCATCTCTACAGTAATTATCTACAACTAATTCAAACTGTTTAACATCATGTAGTAAATATTCTTCAGCTTGTTCTATAGTAATTTCAGGATCTTTAAGAGATACTTTATTACCGTTAGGGTATCTTGTAGTCCCATAGCCTATAGAAGGAATTGACGCAGGGCAAAGATATGGTTTAAGTTTTAATCCTTCAAAAGACTTAATTAAATCCAATCCTTCTTTATTTATACTAGTTATTTTATTTGACTTTTCCATTAGACTTATCATTTTTAATAACTTTACTTAAACCAATTGAATAAAATAATAATACAAATCCAGCGTAATAAAATATATACTCTGGTTCAATATTAATATCTTTTGTTTGTAGTATAATACCTACAAGCTCTAATAATATACAAGATATAGCTGTATACTTAATTGTTGTTATTTTAAACATAATTATAAGACGTTAAGTTACAAAGATAGTAACTTATACATTAATATAATATCCCCTATAAAGGGTTAGTAAATAAATATAAAAATTTAATAAAATGAATGAAGATAATAATAAAATAATAAGTGCTGAACAATGGTTAGATATCTATCTGGAAAATACAACATATAGTCTTTATGATTTAGATAAAGATGATATAGAAGATCAAATGATAGAATTTGCTAAATATCATGTAGAATTAGCTCTAAAAAGTGCTAGTGAGACAGCTACACTAAATATAGAACCTTTAATAGGTAGTATTGATGGTTATACTTCTGAAATAAATAAAGACTCAATACTAAATAGTTATAATTTAGATAATATAAAGTAATGAAGAATAGTACAGAACAAGAAATAATTGAAGGTAATAAGATATTAGCTGAGTTTGAAGGCTATAAGTATTATCCTCATCCTAATAAAGATGCAGGTTGGAGAAAAGAAACTGGTCATTTAAAAATAGGTAAAGGATATTATTTAGCTAGAACTCATAAAGATTTAAAGTATCATTTAGATTATAATGATTTTATGAGAGTATGGTTCAAATATAGTAATTATACAGAACTAAAAAGTACTTTTAAAACTTCAGAAGACACTGATTATTATTTAGAAGGAACTCAAGAAATAAGTGAATGTATTAGTTTTGATGGTTTGCCTAAATGTTTTGAGAAATTAGTAAGAGAAATTAAGTGGTATAATTCAGTTAAAATAAATGAAAACTAAAGAACAATTAAAAGATATAAAATTATTTGCTGATTTTATAGGTATTAAGTTAATCCAAGAGTGGGAAGATTGTACAGATACTAAAACTAGTATCCATATAGGATGGATAGTAGAATTAAGTACTGATCTTGTATTAGGAAGGTTTGTTTATAAAACATTTAATCCTGAAGAAGATTGGAATCTTTTACATAAAGCTTATGAAAAGATTAGTAAGATAGATATTACTAATGTGCAATGTTTAGAAACTTATCATAAATTCTTAGATATGTTGGAAGGTATAGATAATTATTTAGTAGAATCTAACAAAGAAAAGTTTTATGAGTATATTTTAGAGTTTATAAAACTTTATTTGGTATTTGATATTAAATAAATACTAATCCCAACAACAATCAATACTAATCTTATAAACCAATATATTTTAGCCCTTTGATCTAATTTTTTATCAATATTATCACCTAAATAATCTAATACTGAATTCTTACCAACAGCATAAATACTATTATAAAAGTATAAACCTGTTAATGAATCAAACATTAGGTTTAGTAATAATATTAATACAGGAATTAGATAAGGTTCTCTTATAATAGTAGAGTAACCTGTAATAGCTACAAATACTGATTTTAAGACTATTGTAAGCCTCTTATCTCTCTTGGTAAGGTTTCTATACCATTTAGTAAAATAGATGTCTATAAAGGCAAATAATAAGCTATAGAGAGAAGCTAAAAATAATATGTGGGATAAATGGATCAACATAAAGCAAATATAATAAAATAATTATGAAGTCTCCTTTTGATAAAGCAATAAAATCATTTAGAAAACAAATAAAGAGGTTATCTAAAGAAGAAATAGAGGAAAGATTAAATAAATACAAAATAATGGATTTAACAGATAAAATAATTAGTATACACTTATATGATGAACCTATAGAGTTTATTTGTGGAGTAGATACTTGTTTAAAAGAAATAACACCAAAAGTAGCTATAGATTTTGCTAATTGGTTAAGAGAAAACTATTCTACACATGAAAAATGGGAACCTATAGAATTAGATAATAATATGTATAGACCTAAAGGAAGTAGTGAAGAGTATACACCAGAAGAATTATTTCAAGAGTTTTTTAAAGATTATAAATATGACTCATGATCAGATAGAAAAGTTAAAATCCATTAAACAATCTTGTGAAGAATTTAAAGAAACATTAAATGAAACTAGTAATAGTTATTTAGTAAATGACTTAAACTTCTTTATTAGTTTACTACAAGAACACTTAAATGATGAAGTATTAATGGAAGAACTTACAAAATATTTTAAGAATAATCCTTTAGATATATAAATAATGACTGAAGAACAGTATTTACTAGTAAAACTAGCAGAAGAATGTGTAGAGACAGCACAAAGAGCTACTAAAGCTCTAACATTTGGTTTAAATGAGGTTCAAGAAGGTCAAGAACTTACTAATGCTGAAAGAATTGTATATGAGTTTAATGATATATTAGCTATTATGATTGAACTTAAAAGATTAGGTATTATAAAGGAATATATTAATGAAGATATGATTCTTTTAAAAAGAAAGAAACTTGATAAATATATGGATTATAGTAGAAAATTAGGTATAATTGATTAGTTACTTACTAATATACAATCCTAGTAATATACTAATTACTAATCCTCCTAATATACTTCTTTTAACTTCTCTACTATATTGATAGTTTATCTGTTCTTTTAACAATTCTATTTGTTGATCTTTCTTACTAACTATAAGACTATCAACAACTAATTGTTGTTCTTGAATAGTAATTATCGAATCTTTAATAGTTAATAAAGAATCACAATATATAAGATCATTTAGTTTAACAGCTAATACTCTTACTTGAATTGAATCAAAAGACCATCTTTTATTTAATTCTTGTTTTGGAATTAAGTTTGTTTGATAAGTCTGAGAATAACTTGATAATGTTACTATCAGGAGTAATAAGGATAATAGAATCTTTTTCATAATTATTTTTTATTATTAATTTCTGCTTATAAACAACTTTTTTCTTTAATATAGATAAACTATCAATAGAAGTATTTAAGTGTCTTATAACAAGCTCTAATGAGTCCTGTTTAAGCTTATTTTCTTGAAGTATTATCTTATCTTTATAAATAGATTTTGGTTGATAATTATATATATGGAATATAACTAATATTCCTATAATACTGACTATTATCCAATCTCTTAAGTTCATAACAACAAATATAAACAAATTAAAACAATGGAAGAAACATTAAAAGCTAAAATAAGAAACTTGTTAAGTCCTAGCTATAATCTAGCTAGTATAATTAATCAAGATTTAAACTTAGATGATCCTGATATAAAAAGAATAGTTATTTCTGAAGCAAATAAATCAACTAAAAATATTGAAGAAATATTAAAATTATTAGATAATGAGCAGCAATTATAAAGACAAAGAAAGTTGGATGTTACAAATAGCTATAACTATAGCAGTAGGATTTGGTATATGGTTTTGTAGTTTATTACAAAGTTGTAGTAGTAAGACTCAAACTCCTTGGCAACCTAACAAAAATGTTAGCCATAAAAGGTATAAGAGATGATTTCTGCTATATTATGTTGGGAAGATTTTGATAGTGAGTTTCAATCTAAGGTTTTAGATCATAATTGTTTTAAAGCCATTGAAATAACTGCTCTTAAATATAGAGGTTACACAAATATTTATATGTTTAGAATAAAGAAAGATAATAAATGAGTCAAGAAAAAGAAGAAAGATTAGATGAATTATATTTTAGTATAGGTATGTGTGGATGTGGTTCACCAAATGATATAAAGTTATTCCTATATAATATAATTAAAATTCAACAAGATTATAAAGAAAGTCTTATAGATTATCAAAAGAAAGCTGAACTAATAAAACAACTAATTCAAAACACAGATCCAAGTATTATTTTTGAATTTGTATTTAATATATTAGACCATAATAGTATGGTTGAACATGGTAGTTCTATTAATGGAGCTTGGTTAACTAATCTTGGTGAAGAGTTCTTCAGTTTATTATCAGATAAATGTAAATTAAGTAATGATGAAGAAGAATAAAATAGGGGGTAATCAGAATAGATTTGTAAATTTTTGGAAGTTTACAAAAAGATATAAAAATAAATTTCACATTTACCCCAAAATAGAAAGATTGGTTATAACTATAAAAATAAACCCTTAGTTTTTAGCTAAGGGTTTAAGTTATTTTAATACCCCCAAACTTGTAAAGTTACAACTGAACCATTAGCAGCTGTTTGCCCTAGTATACCAGTTAATATATTAGCTGTTGTTAGTTTATTAACTGTAATAGTTAAAGTCTTATTAGAATTACTAAAAGCATATCCCATTTGAAAAGAAGCTGTAGCATCACTTACAAAAGCATTAATACTTTCTGTAATAACTCCATTAGTAAATAAAGCATTACCAGTAGATAAGCCATCATCAGTTAAATGAAATACTGCTGTTCCACTAGAGACAGTTACTGTTTTAAAGATAGGAAAAGCTCCATTTCTTTGAGTAGTTCCTTGAAAAGCTTTAATACCTGTATTAATGTTACTAGTACCATCAAAAGAAACAGTATTAATTGTTCTACTAGTAGTTAATTTAGGTGAAGATACTATAGTAATAATAGGAGTAGAAGTTTGATTACTAACTGTTAATTCTGAAGTACTAGAAGAAACATTTGTAACAGAACCTACAGGACTTGTAATCCATAAAGGAGAAGTACCATTAGTGCTAAGTACTTTACCAGATTGACTAGTTTGACTAGGTAATTCTATTTCATTAGTTATAGATCCATCTACTTCAGTAGTTAAATAATTACTATTATCATAGCTAATAGTAGGACCAGATACTTTAACAAATCCAGTACCAGAAAGTTTATCTTGTTTAGATACAATTCTATTGTTATATTGAAGTGTATCTATTTTATTCAACTTAGTATTAATCCTATTATTATAAGTATTAGTATCAACAATATTTAATTTAGGAATGATTCTATGATCATATTTAATAGTATCTACAATAGCTAATTTACTATTTAATCTACTATTATAACGAATAGTATCAATCTTATTAAGTTTTGATATTAACCTATTATCATACTTTAAAGTATCTAGTATATTTAGTTTAACATTTAAACGTGAATTATACTTTAAAGTATCTATAATATTAAGCTTTTGTATAATCCTATTATTGTATTTAAGAGTATCAACTACTTTTAAATAACCTTCTGAATTACTAAAAGAACTATTAGAAGTAGGAAAAGTTCCTAAACTACCATCACCTTTTAAATACTGCAAAGTAGATCCTGTAGGACTGTTAAACTTACTATTTATTCTATAATTATAGTGTAATGTGTCTATAATCTTTAAATAAGTAGAATCAGACTTTCCTTTAGAATAATAATTTACACTATGTCTAACTAATAAACCATCACCATTTCTAATAGATAGAATACTTTCAGGTGCTGAATTATCAATAGTTTGAGCATATCTAGGATAATAAAATTGTGGAAAGAAAAACTTCATATAAGTAGAGTCTTTAGTATAATCTACTACAACTGAAGTCCCTATACCATTATACGGACTGTTTATTACATATCTTTCTGTCCAAGGTGATCCTGCACTAATATTATTATGTCTAATAGCTATTTGAGCTGATATTGATAAAGAACTTAGTAAAAGAAGTATTAAGTATTTCATTTAGATATTTATTTAAATTAATTAAGTTAGAATATAATTTTTTACAACTTTAAATACATAAGAGGCAATGTTATCTAAGCTAGCTGCTGAATAATGTATTGTTGCACCAGCAAAAGTATAACAGGCCTCATTTTGATCTATATAATAGACATTTGGAATTGTAGCACCTCCTGATTGAGTACCAAAAGTATCAGTACTAGCTGTATAAAAGGTAGTAGCTAAAGACTTTTGAGCAGCCTTCATACCTGTTATATTACCAGCTACTAAAGTAGTCTGACCTGTTGATAGAGATACAATTATTATAGGTAAATTTGAACCATATAAAGATCTTGTTGCTGTTATCCAAGTAGTAAGCTCAGCAGCATAAGTACTAAAAGCAGTACTATCAGACTCTCCTTGAATCCATATTAAAAATGATGGAGATAAATTTGTTATACCACCATCTCTTTTGGCTGTTTTATAGTATTGTAAAGATTTAAAAAATAAATCAGTACCTAAACTACTTTTCCAACAACCTCCTTGACTACTACTTTGTAATCCAGAGCCAGGCCAAGCATACTTAAATAGGTAAATTTGTGAACTATAATAGTCTCTTAATAATTTACCTAGCCTTAACTCTATACTAAATTTATTACCATAACTATTAATTAAGTTATTCCAATCCATATATCCTTGAGGATAATTATTGGAATTTATACCACATTGTAAAGTACTCCACCTATTATTTATATTTTCAAATATAAAACAACTATCTAAAGGTCCTCTTAAATCAGAAGGTACATTTAAACTAAACTCAGGATCACAAGCATTAGATTGACCCTGTAATAAATATGAAATTGGTTCATTAATATTTAGAGACCCCATTATACTGAAACTGTTAAATTAGTGAATCTATCTAAGTTACCTGCTGTACCAGCTCCATCAAATACTCTAAAAGCCATTTTGGTCTGTGTTAAGAATGTATTATCTACAATTGCTTGATAAACAGTCCCATTGTAAATCATGGAGAGTTGATTACCTCTACATCTTACAATATAGTCTTGGTTAGTACCATCAGCAAATGTTCCAACATTAAGTGTACTACCTAATTGAGTTATTACACCAGCAACTACTTTATAAACAGAAGCTTGTACCATATCAGCACTATTTCTACCAAACTGTACAACATAATAATTAGAATTATCAGTTACTCTAACAGCTATACCTGCTGAACTAACTGCTGCACTAGCAGGCCATGTTATATTATATTTTACAGAGAAATCAGGTACACCTGTATCTAATGATACCATTAAAGGAGTATTAACACCTGAGTTAACAGCAGAAGCACAATACAATTTATTACTAATTATACCCCAAGTACCTGCTAATGGTACATAATTACTACCACCATCAGAAGGAGAATTTGCTGAAGAAGCATTATCTGCTCTAACAAATGTATCTGCTCTATAAATTATAACAGCAACTGCTTGTCCTGTAAAATCTGCAACTTTATCTCCTAAAGCACCTTGTATACCATTACCACTAGCTGGATTAGTAAAAGCCATTGTAGTAGTATCTGTTATAGCAAAAGGCACTGACACAACTAATCTAACAGTATTATTTAATATACTTATACTTGATATAGTTTTACCAGTTACAGAATACCAAGCAGTTAGAGGAGTAACACTAGAGTCTAATAATGCAGAATATTGTATTTCAATTGTATTTAGGAAATCTTGTAATATACTTACTCTGACTAATGTTGGAGGTGTTCCTACTGTTGACAAACTATATTTGTTTACACAAAAAAAAACCGTTCCATCTACATAGCTGATTTCCATATAGTTTAATTTACTATAATCTGGTAAAACACCACTTAGATTTACCCATCCTACAGGAATAGTAAAAGTATGGGCAGCATTTCCACTACCTTGAACTACAATAGTCTTAACAATTTTTTTACTCCCTGTAGTATTACTAGCAGTAAAAGTTATACTTCCTGTTTGAGTAATACTATCAAAAGAGTTATTATTAAAATCTAAATTAATAGTACCAGTAGTACCCATTGATTCATCTACTGATTTAATTTCTCTAGCAGTTATTTGTCCTTGAGCTGCTTCAAAAGCATCATTAACACTCATATTAGCTATAATAGGAGTGTTATTAGGAGTTATAGTAGCTCCAACAGTATCAGTGTTAGGATTAAAACTACCTCCACCACCACCTGCTAAAGCAGTACCATCTGCTCTCATATAACTAACACATTTCCAGTTACCACCACCCATAGAAACAAAAGTAGCTTTATCTCCAACAGTAGTAATTATATTAGCACTTGTAGGTAATACTAGACTAGTGGCATTATGAGTAAGTGTTAAAATACCTGAGAATTCAAGAATTCTTCTAGAACCTGCTGGTAAAGTACCTAGTGAAGTTATAGTAGTAGTTCCAGTTATAATTACATAATTACCAGTAGAAGTAGCTAAATCTGTAGTAGCCCCACTAGCTATATCAGTAGATTTAGCTTCATTTAAAGCTCCACTCATATTATCACCTGCTTTAGCTACTTTATTAGTAGATAAATTATCATTCTGACCTTGTAACTTTTCTATAGCAGAACTAACATTTTCACTAAAAGTAACAGCTCCACCAGAAGGATTAGCTACCCAATCAACAGGTAATATAATATCTTCAGCATTAGTAGAACCTCCTCCACCAGAAGCTTCAGATCTACCAGCTATAATAAAGTTTTTAGCTAAACTATCATACCTAAGAGATACAGATTTACCTGCATTAACAGTAATACTAGAAGTAGACTTATTTATAGTAAGACCTTCATTAGTATCAGGAGCTAAAGTCCAAGCAACTGCTCCATAATTAACAAAGTTAATATCTTTGTTATTTACAGCAGGTATTGTTAAAGTAGTAGTATTAGTAGATGTTTCATAGTTATGGATATCTACTATATCCTCACTATCAACTAAGGCAACTAAAGACCCAATTGAGTTTCTAAATAATTTCATTTATTTTTTAATTTAAATTGAGATTTGATTAATATAACAAAAGTAAGAGTAAAATAATTAATATAAAATATAAAGTATATGATAGAACAAAATAAAAATAAATTACTAGATAATTAAATAGAAATAATTCACATTATGGTTTATATTTGTAATATGAATTATAATAAAGTAACAACAAGAAAATATTTTCTTAATGAAGAGTATTTTAAAGAAATCAATACTTATGATAAAGCTTATTTTTTAGGATTGTTTTATAGTGATGGTAATAATTATTCTCCAACAGGCACAGCCTCTATTGGATTACAAGAAGAAGATGGTTACATTTTAGAACTTCTTTCAAAATACATATCCAACTTTCAAATACCTATTAAGTTACAAAAAAGAGATATAGGTAAAAACCAAAGATATATCAAAATTTGTAGCAGAGTACTATCTACAGATTTATATAGACAAGGAGTTGTAGACAGAAAATCTTTAATATTAAAATTCCCAACAGAAAAACAAGTACCAAAGTATTTAATGCATCATTTTATTAGAGGTTATTTTGATGGTGATGGTTGTATATCTTTATATACTAAAAAAGATTACAATAGAAATCCAGATGCTTATTTCACATTATCAGGAAGTAATGATTTTTTAAAAGGATGTCAAAAGGTGTTTGAAGAAGAGTTATCTATAAAAGCAGGAAAACTAATCAAAAACAAAAATATATATAATTTAACACATGGTGGAAATGCAATATGTTTAAAAATCAGAGATTTTTTGTATAAAGATTGTGAAGACTTATTTTTAACTAGAAAAAAGGAAAAGTTTGATATGGTTAATATTTTTATACCTAAAAAAGTCACTGAAAAATGTATTTTTTGTAATAAAATAGCTACAGCAAAAGATATGTGTAAGAAGCACTATGATGCTTCAAGACACTACAAAACAAAGAAAAATATGGAACTAGAAGAATTCAAGAAATTTTTTAAACAAAAACAAATAGTAGATTATATAAATAATAAATAATGAAAGTAGTAATATCTTTAATAATAACAATATTAAGCTATATATCAATAGGTATATGTAGTATTTGGTCAATAGTAAGTTTTTTAATTTACTTAGTAAAAGATATACCATTTAATTGGTGGTCTTTATGGTCTATTATTATCTCAATAGTAGTTATGATAGTATCACTTGTATTAACTGCTGTATTTAAAGCTGTTAATCATAATAAAGTTTATACACAACATATTGATAATAAACCCAAATCTAGGTGGGAATTAAGATTAGAAGAAGCAATTAAAAACAAGAATAAATAATGGATGTAAAAAATATGAAATATTCTTATACTTTAGAAAATACTGATGATATAACTATAGCAGAATTAATTAGTAAACTTAAACAGTTACCACAAGAAGATTTTTGTGATGATTCTTATTTAGATCTTTATAGATTAGAGAAAGAAGATCCTATATTAGAACTTGAAAAGTCTGTTAAATTTCATGAAAGTGAGCTAGATAGATTTGAAAGAGCTGTTATAAACCATAAAGAGAAGCTTTTTTATATTAGGGAAGAATTAGACATATTAAAACAACTAAAAAGTAATGAGCAACAACAATAATCAAATAGATCAAGTATCTCTATTTCAAAGAGTATTTGGTGATGAAGTTAATGAATTAGGTACTATACCTTCTGTAGATAAAAGAAAACTTAGGTTAAAGCTAATATTTGAAGAATTAAGTGAATTAGCTGAAGCTTATGGATTAGATAAATATTTTACAGATTATTGTAAAGAATATTTTGATAATAAAGATTGTATGTTTGATGATCCTGTAGATACTCATAAATATAATCCTACAGAAGCTTTAGATGCTATATGTGATTTACTTGTAGTAGTATATGGAGGTGCTTGTATTAATGGACATAGTTCTATTATTAATGAAGCATTTGATGAGACTATGAGGTCTAACATGAGTAAATCTTGTAAGACTTTAGATCAAGCTTTATATACTATTGCTCAATATCATAAAGAGGGTAGAGATACTTATTATAGAGTAGTTGATAATTTATATATTATATATGATTCAACTACTAATAAAATTCTTAAGAATAAAGATGAAAAAGAGGGTTTCTTTACACCAGATTATAATAGTTTGTTAAATGGAGAGTAATGTAAAAATAATACTATTTAAAAAGGGTGAAATTTTACTACCTAATCAAGTAGGGAGTTTTATTTATCATGATTTTGATAATGTTTACCCAAGATTAAAGAAGCTAGAAAATGGTAATTATGAAATTATCCATGATTTTGCTGTAGAAATTAAACTTATAAGATTTGATTAATGGATGTTATAATAGGTACAGATGTTCAAGGTAAAACAAGAGATGAGTTAATTTCTATATTTGATACTAAACAAAGTTGGTCTAAAGGAATAGTAAAACATGCTTTAGGTAGTATAAAGAATCCTAATAAATTAAGACCATTATTACTTAAAATAGGAGATATTTGCTATCATAAAGGATTAAACCATCCTTGTTTAATAATTAAAGTAGGCCCTTCCCATTCAATTCATATACTATTAACTACTGAAGTAACTTCTCATAGTCTTATAACTAAAATAAAGAGTAGATATCAAGACTGGCAAGAATCTTATGTTACAAGTAGTATGGGTATATCTGAGAATATGAGTTTAATTAATAATTACTTAATATCAATAGATACTAAACAAGTTTTAGAGATTAAAAAGTTACTAAAGTTAAAATATAAAGGATTATGGAAGTAAATAATTATGGGAGTAAGTAGTAAAAGTTATATATTATTTAATGAAGGAGAGGTTATTAAGAATTTAGATGATTCTTTTAAATATGGTTTAATATCTGATAATTATGGATATTTAAATCATTATATAGAGCAAGGTTGGGGAGAGTATAAAGTACTTAAACCCTTTGTAATTAAAACTAAAGTAATGCGATTAATAGATTAAATAACAATTAAACAAAGCTCTTTAATTAGGGCTTTGTTTAATATAATTCTTTTCTCATATACAGAGAATTTATTATCTTTGTATATGAGAAAAATATGTACAAAATGTAAAGTGGAGAAATCATTAGATGATTTTCATAATTGTAAAAAGTCTAAAGATGGTAAAAATTGGCAATGTAAACCTCGTGTAATA